TTTCGGAGGGGTGTGCTGGTTCGCTACGCTGGTTCGCTACGCTGGTTCGCTACGCTGGTTCGCTACGCTGGTTCGCTACGCTGGTTCGCTATGCTGGAATGTAGTGCGGGTGGGTTGCTGGTTTTGGGGTGAGGATATTCTGGGGGGTACTAGGTAAGCCAAAACTGGTTCCATATAAAACCATTTCGTGTTTTCGGAGGGGGTGCCATAAGAGTAAATCATGCCAGAAAAAACCCAAAAGTTCTGGAGGTAAGGACTGGATATTGCAGTGGTATTTTCAGAGGGGTAAATAGCTGGTATTACAAGACAATCTCACGGTACATAACAGCCATTATGGCATGTGAAAAAGGTATAAGAAAAAAAATATTGGATTGTTGGCCAATATTAAATAAAATCATAGAATTACTGGTTGGAAATTTGCTGTTGATCTAGATCAATATAAGCCAGCACCGCATTCCAGCGTAGCGAACCAGCGTAGCGAACCAGCGTAGCGAACCAGCGTAGCGAACCAGCGTAGCGAACCAGCGTAGCGAACCAGCGTAGCGAACCAGCGTAGCGAACCAGCACCACGCACGCCAGCATCACCGCCAGAATTATGCCAGAGATCCACCAGCACCCGGATATTTCCCAATGCTTTCCATGGCTTAACTCCAGAATAGGCTCATACCACACTGCCAGCACCACCGGACCTCTCTGTTTTCAGCATACCTTGTGTGGAAGGTCCTTATTGTTACTTTAGTGAATTTAGTCAATTTAGTGGGGTATAAAGTGAATTGTCAGGACTGGATAAGTAAGGGCATAAATTAATCACCAACAACACGATGTAAGACGTGAACGCTGGCTGATGTAAGGACTTTACCAGTGGGACCAAAGTCTTTAAGGACTGTTATGCTGTCGGGTATTAATGTTATTTGATAGTGTCGGAAGGGCTCATCTTGAGGTATGACGCTGAATATTTCCGGGTATTGGAAAACACTGCACAGAAAGTCCAGCCTTCCGCCAGCACATATAAACACACATTCAAAACGAATAAACACGCCAGCACCTCTGGAAATGGTGTTTTTGGCAGTGTGTTGGAAAAAATGAAAAAACTTCACTTTTACCCTTAAGTTTTTCCACCATCGACCGATAAGTTTATTGTAAGCAATAAAAGTTAAGTATGAGGGAAACGCGAACGGAAAAATCTTAAAGGGAGGAGACACAATGAAACGATATGACTGTGTTACTTCGGAAAGTTCAAATCATTCCACGCCTTACGGGAAAATGGTGGAGGATGCCGCTGGGGAGTATGTGAGGCATGAGGATGTAGAGGAAAAACTGGAGGTGCTTGACCAGATTGTAACTTATCTGGTTGACGAAGGAGAATGGAGTGCTGACAGTGTTGATACTATTTTCCACATTCTGGAACGCGCTGGGCTCTTGAAAGCAGATGATCAGGGATATGCAGTTCGCGCTGATGGAAGTAGGGCAAGGACTGAATGGTATCGGGAAGAAAAATAGCCTCAAGTTTTTCCAGTTTTTGCCGATAAGTTTATTGTAAGCAATAAAAGTTAAGTATAGGAGGGAATGATCATGGGACAGAGACACCAAATTTATGTGAAATTACCGGATATCTATTTCAACGAGGCCAATCCGAACAATCATAAGGGGGTGGTCATAGGGATACATCATCAATGGCTTTGGGGTTCTCGGGCATTGTCTTTGCTGTCTCAATTTTTGGTATTTGGTCTGTGATGACTTTAATTTGGATGAGGAATTGGAGACTGATATAGGGAGTAGCAAGAGGATAGCGGAAAAGATAGTGATAGCGAGGTTACATCAAGAGATAGCGAGACTGAACATTATTGCGAATTACATCAAGACAGGAGGGAAGGGCGCACATGAATAAAATAAAAGAAAAATATTATATGCTTTATGCTTTATCGACTGGAATAATGGCGGCACTGATTGGCGTGGGTATTAGCTTTCATTTTATTGGCTTAGTTATTATTGGAGTTGCTGGACTTTTGATGGATGGATATGCCTTAAATCGCTTTAACAGAATGTTTTGATGGGTAAGGGGGGAGGGAGTAACGCCATGGATAGAAAGTATCAATATTTAAAATTCGATAAAGTTCGCGATGCAGTGACGGGCAAGTGGAGGATAGAAAATATAGAGGAGACTGAATATTATTTCACTTGTGAGCCTGAAAAAATTCTTGCCAGCCTAAAAAAACTGTGTAGATATTCCAGTCAGCAGAAGACTTTTTATCTGGAAATTGGCGCTGGTCTGATAGCGGTCTGTACTCGGGTGGCCAGCACTCCCATATTTTTAGTGAAGTTGATTGAAGAATAGTCCTAAAGTTTTTTCAGTTTGTGCCGATAAGTTAATTGTAAGCAGTGGGGCTTAAACATTAGGAGGAGAACAAAAATGGGTTACACCAATTATTTGAAAATCAATAAGGACAAAATACCAGCAGCTTTTGATTTTTCCAAATTAAAAAGCACATTACTAGCCATATTGTCTTCCGATGTTGATGAAATAATTCTAGGAGGGCCGACAGGAACAGACGGAGATTGCATTTATGTTGGCGATAATGAAATTGCCTTTAATGGTATAGGTGAGGATAGCTATGAAAGCTGTGAATTGCCCTTGTGTCGAGAAAAATGCGAAGAGTTTTCATTTTGCAAAACTGCTGAGAAACCCTATGATAAGTTTGTATTGGCTTGCTATTTTGCCTATAAACATCATTTGCAAGATGCGGTGGGGGTGGGGACTGATGGGAAGAATTCAGATGGAACTTTTGATATTCCAGTTTCTGAAGCTCATTGTTTATTTTTAAAATCGACAAGTCTTAATTATGCTTTGCCAGACTTATTTTCACATGGAAAGATTGTACAGTCCGAAGTAATTACCAAAGTGAAGAAGAAAAAAGAAGTTAGAATTTTAAAAAATGCATTAGAAGTCATTAGCAAAAGTTTAAATAAAAGTGACCATAATGTAGATTTTGAAATTATCCATAGATTGCCAGACAATAAAGTTATTAAAATCAATATTACTATCGACCAAAATCCAATACAATCTCGATCTGTCAGTTATAAATGGGATGGGAATCAATGGCAAATAATATTTCATGAGCATTATGGAAATATTCAGTTAGTGAAAAATAAACTCCATTTGAAAAATATTGTTGCTTCTGATTTTAATGATGATTACCAGAAGTTATTAAAAGTAACGTTAGATATTCTTCGCTGAAACCATTTTTCTAATTTCTTCTTCTTCCAAGGCTAGAACATAAAATTCTGGCCTTTTAATTTTTCCCTAAAGTTTTTCCGATTGTGTTCGATAAACCTAGTGAGAGAGAACTAAATTTCATAGGAGGTTAAGTATGAACAAGTTCTTAAGTCCCGCAATTTTAGTCGTAGTGACTGCGTGTGGAAGCATCAATTTGACCAATAATGGAAACATCAGTAATGATGTTAACGCCAAGTTGTCAGTGCCAGGAACAGCAGACACTCCAGCAGTTACGGCGGCAACTCCAGCCACCATCACCACCAGCGCCACCATCACTAGCACTACCGAGCCAGCAATTCCCACAGTAGCCGCAACAGGAACGCCGATTACCATTGCCAAAACAGTCATAGCCGCAACAACAGAAGCAGCAATAATAGCAGTAGATACCACCGTCACAGAGCCAACAGCAACGGCAGAACCCACAGTGGTACCAGATGCCCCAATCGCAACGGCAGAACCGACAGTGGTACCAGATGCCCCAATCGCAACGGCAGAACCGACAGTGGTACCAGACACCCCAATCCTGACCCCAAGTCCGACCGCTGCAATACCAAGTCACATGGAAACACCAACCCCAACTCCAGCGCCAACAGCTACTCCAACTCCCAGTCCTACACCTATGCCTACACCTCCACCGGTACCAGCGCAGTTTAGTGATCCATCTTTTTGTGTTAACCGGATTGAAAATGAAGTGTATGTTTTCTGTGAGGAAATGGTGACCTATGATGTTGCGATGGATAATGTGCCGATGGGTTATTCAGTGCTTCAAATCTCCTTTAAAGCAGCTAATGATCCTAATATACCGGATAACTCAGTACCTGATAGAATTCCATTAAAAAATCTCATTAATCCTGAACATGAAACTCGGGCTTGGACATTAGAAGACTGCTCAGAAACCGAACCAGGATATCAAAGATATAGTTGCATTCACAGCACAAATGGTTATTCAAACATTATGACCTATAACATCCAATTTATGCCTCAACTTGGCAGGAGGGGTTACGCTGTTCAAAGCCATGCTATCGATCCGGATATTCCTTTTCAACAAAATTCAAGCGTGTACTGGAATCTAGGCCAAGCTGAATCTCCCACTCTTCCCCAGTATTATGGCTGCGTCAGTGGAACCTCATATGCTGGCTGTTATGGATGGGTTTTCTATCCTATGGCTCACCCTCTTTACAAGAAAAACTGAAATAAACCGTTAAGTTTTTCCTTTGGTGGTCGATAGGTAATGTAGAGGGGAAAAATCCATGAAGAAGAAAAACCAGAATGACCTACAAATTAAGGTGAAGAAGAGTTCGCAAGTGTGTATAAGGAGGCTGTCCTTGTTCCTGCTGGGCGCTACTAGGAGGTATCCATCATGACGAAGCAAGTAATAATAGCGAGTACATAGCCAGCTTTAAAAGAAAGATAAACCAGTTAGTTGGGAAAATCCATCATTCCCTTACCTTGGAAAAGAGATATCTCGGTAACAAAGCGCATTACCGTTTAGCGGCAGCAAGGGAAGGCAATATAAACAAACAAACAAAGAAAGATGCAGCGATGTTAAAAAAATCAAAAAAAATGAATCAAAGACTAGCACCAAGAAAAAGAGAGACTCCACCGGAAAAAGTTGCTGAGATTTGTAAGCTGCGCAGTGAAGAGAAAAGTCATGCGGAAATTGCATCTATTACTGAAATTCCACTGAGTACTATAGGTTGTATTCTTCGTAAACATTGGTCACCACCGCCATTATTTCCTAACAAAATCCGAAACAGAACACCTCCAGCGCCACCACAATTACAAATAAAGCCTAATCCTTCTCCTAAACCAGCGCAATCCTCAACAGATAGTAATTATTGTTTTTTCTTTTTCCTTAATGATCCAGGCCAAAAAATCGTAGAGTTCGTGCAGACCGATGAGTTCAAACGGTTCCTGAGAAAGCGCATCATAGAGACTAAAGATTTACAGTTATTGGCCACTGCATTGCGTTCCTATGAAGAGAATAAAAAGATGAGGGGGGGACGGGAGGGACTAATCACTTTGGAGCTAATACAGGCATTCCCAGAGTGTTTTGATGCCAATGATATTTTAAAACTTGAAGGACTTTCGGCAGAAAATATAACTGAAGAAATTGCTCATGAAATTCTGGAAAAGAATGACATTGAAAAGTTAATGCCAGAAGTTATTAAGGCTTTGCTGGAAAAAATACCGTTTGAAAAGAAAATCTCAAGCCAATTTAAAGGAGTGACAGACTATTTTATTAAACATTCTGATTTGGATACACGGCTTACTATTTTCCTTAATAAAAAGTCAGTCTTTGATCTCGGTGCGATGATCCAATACTTTAATACTATTCCTTTAGAGAAGTTGAAGCCAGGAATAAATGAAGACAATATTTTGTTTTTCCAGGAACAGATAGTCAAAGCAGAAGACAAAGATTTACTTATCATTTTATGTCGGAAACTCATGCATAAAGAATAGAGGTATATGTATCATGGCAACGAAAATCATCGCATATATAAGACCAAAAGATAAGCTTGCACTGGTGGAACAATTAAGACTTGTCGGAAACTATTTAGGTAATTTAAAACATCAAACAGTTTTTGAAGAAAACCGCCATAATATCTTGACTGTTTTGTCTTTCCAGATGGAGCAGGGGGACATTTTGGTTGTGCCATCCGCAAGTATTTTATCTAAAAACCCGATGGAACAGACAGCCACGCTTGAAAAGTTTATGAAAAAGAACATCAGAGTAATATTTGCCAGAGAAAATATAGACTTATCCACTCATGAAGGCATTCAATATGTGCGAGAACTTCAAGATTCCATTGCGGATTACAGAAGGAAATTGGCAGAGGTGAGAGGGGAGAGGGGGGGCAGGCACAAGAAGTATTCCAAGGAACAACATCGACGCGCCTGGGAACTTCGACAGGTAGGATTGACGATGGATCAGATAGCAAAAACAATGAAAGTATCACCAGACCAAGCCAGATATCTTTGGATGAATTACCAGCCAGAGCCTACCGATGACTTTATAACGACTGAAGTTAATTCAGACATAGCCAGTTAATGTAAACCTGCACTTGCCAAGTAGTTTTTTTTTTGCTACGGTAAATTATCAATCGCGAGGCAAGGGTAATAATGTGGTTAGCATCTGAAGATAATTTACTTTGTATTAATTTAGCTTGGATCGAAACATTTTCTCTTCAATTAAAGGAAAATGCTTCTTCTGGAGTTATTAATTTTCCTTGGGGCAATGAATCTTTGTTCATCCAGGACAATCTATTAGTTTTTGAAATACGGAAACAGCTCTGTTCTCTTTCCATTCCCAAAAATCACATCAGGACTTTCCATGCTTTTAGTCATATCGGCAATCAAATTTTAATCGATTTAAGTGAGATAAAAGTCATTAAATTAATTTCCAACGAGCTGATCTTTTATCGCCGTTATTTTAATGCCAGAAATCATTTCGTGGAGGCGGAGGCTGATGGGGAAATTTCAAAAGCAGATGGTTCTGAATGGAAAAACTTATGTGCTGAAATTAACTTCAGATCGTTTAGAAACTAATGAAAAATTACGTTATTTATCCGAGAGGTTAACCAGTTTTGACATACATATTGATGAAAACTCTTTTCTATGGGCTAAGCCATGGTTTGATGAAACTGGCAATGAACCATATTGGCATCTTAACTTTAATACTTTAAAAGCCATTCTCCGCGAAGACTATAGACACCAGTATTGTGAGGCGAACAATATTGCATTTCAGAATTATGAGTTTGAAGAACTTTTTAATTTTTTGCTTTTGTTTATTAATCAGAATATAGATAAGCAAAAAGATATAAATGTTTCAAAAGAGAAATATATCGATGGGGAGTGGATATGAAAATCATAAAGGCATTAAGATTTAGTCGGTTTAGGATTATGAAGAACCAAGAAGACCAAGCTTATTATTTTAAATGGGGATCTCAAATCCTAAAAGCAAGTGAGGAAAAGATAAAAGCCATTCCTTTAAAAACATCTCGAAATATTGACATAATGTTTCCCCATTTTTCATCAAAGATATGCTGTTACCAGAAAATACCAGTTCAAATCTCCGACTTTATTATCCATCAAAACCGTATTGGGTTTGTTTCCTCCTATTGTGATGGAAAACCTGTGGCCTATTTTGCAGAATCAGAAAAAATGGAAAAAATTAATCCATTAGAAATCAGCTTTTTCATTGGGAGAATGTCATATGAATAATAACTATCATGCACTAAGCTTAATTTTTGTCTGGAATGTAATAACAAATGTCATCTGTTCCGTTTGTGTTGGCGTTTTCGTTTATTCAAAGTTCGAAAATGAATCTGCAATTTACGCTATTGTCATTGGCAGTATATTTGGCACCAGTATTCTTTTAAGAAAAGCGGTTAGATAATGGGAATGATACTAATAATAATGAAATATATTATAGTTCTTTTTATCTTATTTCTTGCGGCTTTAGTCATAGCGAAAACAATTATTAAGTTAGAGAAAATGGAAGACGAATATCTCAGAAAAAGAGAAGAGAGAGAGAGAGGGGAAAACAATGGAAAGCATAGCATTCTCGGCTAAGTTTTTTTTAAAGCATAAGAATGAATTTAAAAGTCCTTTTAAGTTTTATTTTTATCTTTTAATCCGAAATGCTACTGAATTCAATCTATACGAGACAGGAAAAGAAATTGGACTCTCTCGGAAATGCACTTATGTTTCCTATTCTAAAATCAAAAAACTGGGATTAGTCACTGAAATCCGCAGAACAAATACTGAAATAACTATCTGTTTTAATAAAAGCTGTTTAGGGGTTTGATTTTTCCGCTCAACTAAGGTAAAAAGACATGCCATTGGAGGACAACACACGACATGAAAAAACTTGTTCACATGCAATTTGGCTCTAAAGTATATGGCACAAATATTCCAACCTCAGATGATGATTTTAAATATATTTCCCAGCCAGATGCGAGAGAGATAGTCCTGGAAAGAATCAAAAAACAGACTCAATTAAAAAACGAGGTAGAAGACACAGAAGGATTTGCCCTAAGTGCGTTCCTGAAACATCTTATCCAAGGACAGACTTTTGCGCTGGATATGCTTTTCACACCGAAAGAGTTTCATGTTTGTCCGTCCGATTCTGTGTGGCAAGAAATTCAAAATAATAAATTCAAATTATTATCAAAAAATGTCTCAGCTTTTATAGGCTATTGCAAAGCACAAGCCAATAAGTATTGCATTAAAGCAACTAGACTCAAGGAACTGACATTTTTGTGTGAGACTTTAAAAACATTACCTCTGCATAAACGTCTTAATGAATGCCCTAATTTGGCCGATTATCTTAACCAGGGCATGGTGGAATGTGCTGGCCGCCAGTGTCCTATTACCAGCACTGTAAAGTACGCCCTTGACCTTTATTCCCACGCTTTAAGCATATATGGCAAGCGCAGTCACAATGCCATGCTGAACCAAGAAATTGACTGGAAAGCTTTATATCATGCAGTCCGAGTTGCAAATGAAGCATTGGAATTATTAACGACAGGTCATGTTACCCTACCGCGCCCAGAGGCTAAGTTGTTATTGGACATTCGATTAGGAAATTTAAAATATGAAACAGTGGCAGAAATAATCGAAACAAGAGTAGTGGAAGTGGATGAAGCTAAACTCAAAAGTTCATTTCCAGATAAACCTGACTATGAATTTATCGATGACCTACTGGAACGCCAGAATTTAAAAACAATTTGGGAAGCCTATTTTTACTAAAAGAAAAAAGCCATACACAATGTACAGCCTTCGAAGTTTCTCACAGGATAAATAAACGAAAAAGAAAAGAATGTCAAGAATTTCTGGACCGTGTGAGAATCGAACTCACCCAAAATCCGTGCAAGGGATCTTCGCCTGACCTTGGTACATGACAGCCCAAGAATTAGGCGGCAGTAGGTTGGCTATTAACGGCATCAATAAGGGCAGGCATAGCTGTAGCGATTAAGCTGATAGCAAAATCAACCCAGCCATCGATTCCAGCGCCTTTAACTTCGGCAGGAATGTTTGAGAGTCCAGAGAATGCGGCAATTCCTTCACTTCGCATTTTGTCACTCACGATACCGACCAAAATATCCTTAACTATATCCACTGGCTTTCCAGGATGTTGTTTGATTTCTTTGATAATTAAGCAAACGAGATCAATTACAAATACTTCTATTTCTTTAATTTCCTTTAGTTCACCCATAAAAATCCTCCTTTGAAAAGCTATTAATTTAGTGTACTCTAACTTAAATGGATTTGGGTCAGATACATAGCTTTAACCTCATTGGACGTTTCCTTATTAAAAAGAACATCATCAACAGCAGCATTGTTTATTTTCTTCATCATTGATAATACTTTTTCAGGCTGACCGTCATTGAGTGCTTTCAAAATAATATTGTATAAGTCCTTTTTGGCTACGTCCATTATCATTTGAAATGCTGCCAGATTAGCTTGTTCCCGTTTGGCCTGGCTTGTTGTGGCTTTTTGATAAGCGGCTTCCTCTGCGGCCTGAGCGTCTTGAAGTCTTTTTAATTCGGCTTCATGATGTTTTTGCATAATGTCAATCAATGCGAATATTCTAGGCAAGATTAGATTTAATAACTTGAAAAACTCGGCAATGGCAGTAACGATTTCCATGTTTTTTTCTCCTTATTGTACTAACCAGGATTTTGTGCTGACTGTATATTCCCCATAGAAATACCGTAAAGCTGGTGTGATTCCTTTAACTATATATTTATCTTTTATATTTGGAACCTTGCCAGTATTAGTACCGAGAAACTTAGTATTGTCAATCTGAACGGCATAAACGACTGGTTTGTTTCCGCTTACATCTTGATCATTAAAAGTGAAACCTATTTGATTTGATTTAATAGCTACAACTGGCACAGTAATATCTTTAGTGTATTGCTGTACTTCATGAATATAAGTAGCTGACTCGATAATAATCCCATCGTCACCAGGAATCTCATTAACAGCGACCATTTCATAATCACAGATAATATTACTCTCAAGCTTTACCAGAAAAGGTGTAGAGGTATAATCAGTCCGATATATGATTTTTGGCTCTAAAGAAGAAGAGATTTCAGACTGAACCTCACCGCAAGCCACAGTAAATTTACCCTTAGGAGTTGTAGGTTTAATTTGCAAAACCGCATCAGCACCATCAGTCTTTTTCTGGTACCAACCTACACCATTAAAAGTATCATTACCGATTGAAAAATTAAGTGGTGCATAAGCTGAAATATCCGGCAGTATCTTTATAAAAAACCTGCCAATCATCGTATCATCACTTATAAATTTACCGTCTCGAATAGTTCTGGTAATCCCAAAAGAACAAGACTGTTGGTTGCCAGCATTATACATATCCTTTATTTGGAAAATATTATCAGAATTATTTGTTGCTACAGCTGAAATGTTTTTGCAGTTATAGCTGGTGAATCCTATGTTTCCACTCCAAAGACTGGGAAGAGTTAGGTTGCCACCAATTTCAGATATTTTAAAAGCACAGCCACTAATGCCAACACTATGTTTAGCAGTATTACAGTCATTCTTCATCTCAACTGAAAAACGATTAGCAGTATCATATGAAGGAGAACCATCTGTGGGAGCTGTGCCGCATGAAACCATTAATAAGAAAAACGGTATTATTTTTTTCATAGCTTATACCTCCTATTTTATTGTGACACAATATTATGCTTACTTGAGGATATATGCTTACATAATCATAATTAAACCGCTATTAAATTAGGAGGTTTTTCATCTTTTTTATGGATAGGATGGTGAGGAAGTGCGTCATTCCATTTAAAAATAAAGCGATACTTAGCCTGATTTTTAACCAAACACTCAGGGTCATTACAGTTGGTTCTGCACACCAAGTTCCAGTCTGCTTCTGGCGTTTCCTTCATATAAAGAGCCATTGGTTCCAGTCCTTGGGTCGCACAGTTTAGTAAATATTGTTTTTGGCCAAAACCAACTATGCGAAATGGTGTGTCGAGCGGAAGTGCTTTTTTGGGGTAATGAGACTTTGGTTTTCTAAACATAATCCTAGCTTTCCTTGACTGATGGCACGGCTGTTTGTTTTGTCAATATTTTCAATCTATCTTCGCGACTCATTGAATTATATTCGTCCAACGTTAGACTTTGCAATGCCTTCGGCTGTTCTTCGCCAGAAACATTAACCCTTGAACCTCCAGCAAGATTGGCTACGTTCACATTAATATTTTGGATATTGTCAATTTTCTCAGTAAGTTTGTGGATTTGATTTACGACAGAAATAAACTTTTCAAGTCCATATATGTCTTTCGGTATAAACTTACATTCATTTAAGGTAAGTTCTCCACGGATTACTTGCTGCATCTGTTTTGCAATGACCGCAGCCGTTGTCGCCAGCATAGAATTAACAGTAGATTTTAATACATGTCTGGCTGCGTCTTTACTGTCAATCCCCGCTACGATTTGCTTTTTGTCATACCATTTATGTTTAAGTGAGGTGAGTATTACTGTATTTAAAGGCCAACCTGTCTGCTCTGCTACCTCAGAATAAGTTCCGCCCAGCAGGTATAACATAAATGCAGACTGCTCTTTTTCGCCAGATAAAACCGACGCAGCGCCTCTTTCAATCTCTTTTCTCAAGGAGGTTAGATTCGCTGCTGGTAGGTCAGAGGGTGGATCATCTAGGAGATGTAATAATAATGACATTCAGTTCTTCCTTAATCTACATCGATATAATCATCTGGATCGTTATTGTATTTATCGCAAAGTTCCAATCTACCGCTCCACGTACTTGACGAATGACCAATTAATAACTTTAGCGCATAAGGACTTATATCAAAACCCCGTTTCCCTATTAATTTTGGAGCAGCCTTATCGTTGATTCTTATTTTTATACATGGACCGTTTTCTGTTTTCAAACCTATCCAAAAAGGATGAAGTCTCATTTTTCTAGGTAAAGGAATTGCTGCGCTTGGAATATCTTTTCTGAATTTCTCTCCGCTCGCTGTATATGATCCAAAAGAACAACGCCCATTACAGCTATATTCATTATAGCCATATGTATAAGACATTAGAGAAAGTGCATGTAATAAATAAACAGAAATATTACCCATAAAGTTCTCCTTCAAGATAATTTTCCATAACTTTTTGGGCTTCTTCAAAATGATGATAGGGTATTTTTTTCCAATATAATTTACCTGTTATCTTGTCATAATTAAAATATTCACTTAATAATTCTACAGAAGTGGTTTCTTTTAATAAACTCTTCACGTTTCCTCCTGTTCTCTTGTGCACCACCGGAAACGCAAAGAAGCGCAAAGGGGTGTCAAGCTGGGGTCTTTATCCCCATAGGTGTGATTATTGTGCCTAGATCACCAATTTTTTCAAGGTTCTCTTCAGAACACTTTCCATAAATAATAAATGCAGCACTTAACCCTTTGTCCAGTCCAACAAAACGGAATGGACCCCGAATAAACTGCACATAAGCCTTGCCAAACAAGTGATCATGCCAACTAAATGCTTCGGTCCTAGCCGAAATTAAAAATAATATTGTTGAATTTGGCCTCCTAATTACCTCATGACTCGCCAACTCTAAGAACTTAGCGGCTACCGAAAACGGGGGTACTATAAAAACTGTCTGATCTTGCTCCGAAGTCAATATCATGTCAATAGCAGGATCGAACCTAGAATTTAAAAAAGTCAATGATCCAAATGCCTCCTGTACCCTCTCTAAGAACCATTCCGGCTCTTTCAACACATCATACTTTTGACGTGATAGCTGGCGTTTGTGGTGATTAACATCCTGATACGGCAAAGATGATGAAATCGTTCGGTCTGTCCAATAATTATTGTTCATTTTATGCTTCCTCGATTTTTTTGTGCATAAATCAGTTTACATTGTCGCCAGTCATATTTGCAAACTCACCATTTCTAATAATAGCACAAAACAAAGACTTATTTAGTTACCTTCAATAATTATGCTTATTTATCATGCAATATCTGGCGTTTTAATCTTATCACTATACACTACCACTAGCGCGTCGGACTGTGTTAAGCTAACCTTTATCCCATAAATTCATTCCACCAACGAGGTCCCACATGCAAATACTTGATCCTGGTTCAAAATTTCTTTCCCAATTAGTCCATTACCGTACATATGCAGCAACTCAGCCTGATGGGACAAAAGAAAATAAAGAACAAATGTTCCGGCGTGTCGAAGCTATGCACCTCAAAAAATATCCACAACTGGATTACGAAATTAAAGAATCATTCGATGCCGTGATGGAAGGATTAGCCTTGCCCTCCATGCGGTCATGCCAATTTGCCGGTAATGCAATCGAAAGGGAAAATACTCGTATCTACAATTGCTTTGGGGCAGAAACTGAATTTTTAACACCCGAAGGAATTAAAAAATTCTCTGATTGTCGTAATGGAGAAGAAATAACAGTTTTAGCTTCAGGCCATCAATGGAAACCAGCCGTTGTTCGTTCATTTGGCGAACAATTATTATACAAACTAACCATACGTAGGGGAAGATCCGAACAAATTATTTTTACGACCGCAGATCATAACTGGTATCGATATAAAAAAATCCATAAGGACGGTCCAAAACAGCGAGAAATTGTTTCCACCTTAAGCCTTCAAAAAGGTGATATTCTTCCCACAAATCGACTTACGATTGAAGAACAAAAGAGAGATATGCATTGGTCTGTTTGTAATATAGAAAAAACAGACCGTATTGAACAAGTATGGTGTGTCACTGAACCTCAAACCTCATCTTTTACATTAGGATGCGGAGTTTTGACGGGAAATTGTTCATTTTTGCCAATAAATTCAATAACTTCTATAAGTGAATTGTTTTTTATTCTTTGTTGCGGTGCTGGTGTGGGATTAAGTGTAGAGAAAATAAACACTAACAAAATAGACGAAATATCAATTGGATATGATGCTTGGTTCGTCGTTCCTGACTCAAAAGAAGGTTGGGCAGATTCTGTTAAAAAACTGATCATGAATCCAAAAACTCAATTCGATTATTCTTTGGTTAGGCCAGAAGGGTCGGCTTTATCAACTGGCGGTACTAGCTCAGGTCCATCGCCTTTGAAACATTGTCATGAAAAAATTAGAACTATTCTATATAATGCAAGAAATAGAAGACTAGAACCTATTGAATGCGCCGATATATGCTGCTTAATTGCCGACTGTGTGGTCGTTGGTTCCGTTCGAAGAAGTGCATTATTAATCATGTTTGATAATGATGACGAGGCTATGTTATGTTATAAATCTGGAGAATGGTATTTACACTCTCCTCATCGAGCTAGGGCTAATATATCTGCAACTATTTTTAGAAAAGACACAAAAGCTAAACAGTCTTTTAATAGAATATTGAACCATTGTTTCGAGAGTGGAAGCGGTGAACCTGGAATAATATGGACTAACGCTCCTAGCAGTGGATGGGGCTTAAATCCATGCCTCTCTGGAGATACATTAGTGGCAGTAGCGGATGGAAGAAATGCGGTTCCTATTAAAGATTTGATAGGAACAACTTATCCAGTATATGCTATAAAAAAAGGATCTGTTGTTATAAAACAATCGATAAAAACATGGAAAACAAGAGAAAATGCTGAGATATGGGAATTAACACTTGATGATAATTCAGTTTTAAAAGCCACTCCTGATCATAAAATTATGCTTAGAGATGGGACTTATAAAGAATTAAAAGACTTAATCGTCGGTGACAGTTTAATGCCATTTAATTCTTTTGTCGATAAAGATAAATACCGTCAAATAGCAACAAACAAAGGCAAAGGTAAGTTTCAATATAGAATGATTGCTAAATATTTTAATATTAAAAAAAGCAACCAAGATGTACATCATATAGATAGGAATAGTTTCAATGATAGTCCTAGTAATTTAATGCCAATGAATAGAAAAGAACACGCTGAATTGCATGGGAAATTTCATACTGGAACAAATAATAGCATTTTTAAAATTAAAGATAAAGAAAAATGGAGACAACGTCTTAGTGAAAATAAAATAGGATTAAACAATAATAAAGCTTATGAAATAGACAACGCAGCCCTTTTTCTGAAAGCCATTGAAGAGACTAAAAGAGTAAATCGAAACTTACGCATAGGAGACTGGTTAATATATGCAAAAGAAAATCACTTACCTAGAAAATTTTCAAGTTACCGAAAAAACGAATTAGGAACCATAAGTGAAATGTTAATGAAAGCTGCTATTGAGGCAAATGTACCTATAACTAGCAAACGAATCCGAAGAGTTCCTATAAAAGCAAAAAAAATAAAAATTCCTCTAAGCAGACAAGAAATATATGACAGACAATTAATGTCTTTTGCCAAAAAAAAGGCAATAATAAAAAACCAACAGATCGATATTTACTTAACACTTAAGCTTGAACTCAACCGAAAACCACAAAAAAAAGAGTGGGTCGAATCATGCAAACAAAAGAACACATCATATGAAATTAGCAGAAAATCAAGCCCTTTTAAAAACTGGAATGAATTAATAAAAGCTTCCGATATACATAATCATAGAGTTAAGTCTATTAAATTCCTGTGTTATGATGACGTTTATGATATGACAGTGGAGGAAGTTCATAATTTTGGAGTAATTACTAGTAAAGAAGATGATTCGGCAGTAGTATCTTCTGGTATATTTATCCGAAACTGCGTTGAAGCATCACTTAGGGATTTCGAATTCTGCAATTTAACATCAACTAATGCCGCAGCTTGTGATAATCTTGAAACATTTTTAAGAGCAGTCAAGGCAGCAACAACAATAGGGACACTCCAGGCCGGATATGACAAATTAGGCTATTTACGTCCCGAATGGCGCAAAAACATCCAAGAGTCTCGACTTCTAGGTGTCTCCATGACTGGAATAGCAGAAGCATGGGATCTATTAACCTCTGATGTTTTGCTTGCAGGCTCAGACCAAATAAACAAAATCAATACTGAAATAGCGGCTAAAATCGGGATTAACCCAGCGGCGAGGAAAGGGTGTGTCAAACCGGAAGGGACAGGCAGTGCAGCCCTTGGAGTCTCATCAGGAATTACAGCACATAAGGATGAATACTTCTGGCGCAGGGTGAGAATGGATAAAAATCATCCCTTGTCTGTCTATTTGTCCCTGATGTTACCTGCAATATTTGTCGAGCAAGATGTAATGAATCCAAATAATATTGTAGTCAATGTTCCGATTGCTAAGCCAGGATCGCTCACCACAGTTAAGGAAAGTGCAATAGGACTGCTAGAAAGGGAAAAGCGAATCTACCAGAACTGGATTTTACCGAGTCACACTTCAGGATTAAACACACATAACGTTTCTATCACTGTCAATTATAAAGAACACGAAAAAGAAGACATACGAGAATGGATGTGGAAGAACAGACAATACTATTCTGGCATCGCGCTTTTTCCTGAACTCACTACCATATATCCTCAACTTCCCTTCGAGTCTATGCCTAAAGAAAAGTATGAGGAAGTCATTAAAGAGCTGCCAGATTTGGATTTATCCATCATTAACTATACTGAGATTGAAGACGACCGTAAACAAGAGGCAGCGTGCGCAGGAAGTGGCTGTGAATGGGGACAGTAACAGAGAAAAAAATTGACTAACTGTCTTTTTAAGTTTAAAGTGAATCATCACAATCTCATCATCTAAGAGGTTTTTATGAATAGACCAGCCTATGCGGTTTTGCAAGCTATGACCAAGACATTCAGTTACGGCAATTATGTCAGAGTTAAGCTAGAAAATGTACCTGTTCTGTCTGGCGTGACTCACCATGGCTTACCTATATCGGTAAAGATTGACAACAACCCATCCATTCCTTTGAGTAAAAGACAGCTAAACGATATTGCCTCAGTTTTGAAATTTGATGATACGACAAAATTGGTTGTGCAAATGCTGGAAAAAAACATCATTCACGGTGATGAGATGACCAGAAATACTTTGATTAAGCTGTTTGAAAATTGACATATTCAAAAAAAATGCTAAACTACAAATCCGTTATTTGTTTTTTAGGAGGTATGTTTTTATGTTATCGGCAACTTTATTAGCTGTATCATCAATAAGTTTAATCGGAATCTGTGGCGAGTCTCAAAACATGGCACCAGCTTGTTATACCAATATTCAAGAATGTCTTAAACAAGAAGAGAGTGTCCGTGAAACAGATGAAGCCTTCGCTGTTTGTTCAGAATTGGCTGAGCAGAATGATTGGTGGAAACAGTCCCAACAACAACAACAGACTAGTCCATCTCGAAATTGAAATGCAAAATTGGTCCTATGGTACAGCCAGAAGGACAATCACCCTCAACAGACTCTCTAAAATTCTTATAGGGATTACCACACGTCCCACATTCTAAATAAGTCTCTAAGGACGCTTTGTGGTTGCCATACATTTCACGAGATTCTGGTGTCATTAATTCCCAGTATTGATTAAACTTTTCCACTTCAGCTTTGGCAAAATCAGCAGAAACTCCCATATGGACCCAGCCACAATTATTGCAGGTCACAAATTTCATGAAAGTCATGTCATTCCTTTTCGCTCTTTTGAAAAAATAAGGTTTGTACATTGGATGGATTATTTGAGTGAACATAAAGTCTCTCTCAGTTTGTTTAGGTATAAGTCTTTGCCTCCAAGTAAAGCTTTAGACTCACCATCCAGGAAAAACTCAACCATTGGAGCTTTGGCAATATGGGGAAAGTCTTCTTTTTTATAGTCATTCAATAAGATTTCATCGTGATCCACACCAGTCTCTTCAATGAATTTATCCCATGTTGGCTTCAAAATCCTACATGGACCGCAATTTAAAAGACTGTATTTCACTACACGAATGGTCATTTTTTCTTGTCTTCTTTCTCTTTAGGCTTCTTTGCATTCACATCGGCTTGTTGTGCTGCCCTTAGTTCTGTCGCCAAGGCAATGATGGGCTCGGCATCTTTAAGTTCTGTCCCATCCTCACCCCACCAGTCTGGTTTTTTAAGGATATGGGTATTCAGATTGGAAAGCAATGAAAGAAGGTAATAAATATCATCAGTTTCTAAAATATCTTTGAGCGTTTTATGACGGATTTTACCTGCCTCAGCCCTGTCTTTAAGCATTAAAAACAGCTTAACTTCAAAATTACCAACATAACGTTGGCCTGTTACTTCACCAATACAATCAATATCCAAAAATCTAATCTCGCTTGTCATCTAAAATTTTCTCCAAATCTACATTAAATATTATGAATTCCGATGCTCATAGTCTAACTCCCCTATTTGACCGCAGCAAACCCACCATGCATAAATGCCGATCCCTTGGTCTTAATAAAGTCTTGTTCCTCAGCAGTGAATTGGTCTGGGACTGGCAATTCTTCAACTTCCCCATCTTCTTCAGCCATTAAATCACCAAAGGCATCCTGGGCTTCATTAACATTCTCAGCTATTGTTTCTGAGGTTTTCTTTTCGTTATCTTTTTTGCTTTCACTGATAATCATGACTTCTAAGACTAAATCATCTAGGGTAAGATCATCAAAAAAAGAAGAGTGAAATGGAATATTAAAATGAGAGGAAATCAAATATTTCATTCGGTCAACAATAGCCTGTTCATTTTCTAATTCACCCGATACAATCTGTTTGGCACGCTCTATGCCCCGCTGGATTCGTTCTTTGAAAAATGGTTCCTGTGAGATCAATGTTGCATAAATCTGTTCAATATTCACTTACAATCCAACTCCACTTAGACTTTTCTGAATACCTTTGAGTCCACTGCTGATACCACTAAGAAAACCTTTATCAGAATAAGGTTTAAATTCTTGATATGCCCATTGCTGATACGCCACACCGGTAAAGGTTGCAGATTGTGTTGTCATTTGGCCTCGAGATATCTGACCCGTTATTCCAGTAAACATTCCTTTTGCATATAATAATGTATTACCATTTGCGTCCTGTAATAACAACTCCACATAGGGCTGGTGAATAAAAGACTGCATAGTATGGAAAAGTCCGTTCGCTTCTGCCGAATCATCAGGATGAACAAACCGTCTCAATGTTCCTGAAATTTTAATTTGACCAATCGCTACGTCCCAAGGAAGATTGGTATCTATCGTTCGAATCTCTTCTGTTTCTGCGGTAATAGTGTAATTAAAATCCATCGCCAGAATTAATGGCTTGCCACCTATCTGAATAAACGTCCTTCCACCTGATGATAATTCTGGGACTGTTGGCACTGCTCCCAAAAAACCGGCCTTCGAAGCAGATTGAACTAGGTTAAGCTGTGTACCTATATTTTGAACAGCTTGTAAAGATTTCGCACTATTCTTGGCATTATTTTCAAATTGTTTTAGAGTCATAGACTACCACCATTTTGGTTAAGTTATACATTAATGGTAGCATTTTAGATATTAGATAGATCCCTCTTGAATTACATTGTCAAATACTTCCGAGCTGTGAATTGCCAGAAGGCCCATCACATTTATAGGTTCGTTTAGCAGTTGTCCTTGAGCTATATTGACACTTCGTCCTGTTAAACGGCAATCCTTAACGGTCATAAATGGAGCTAAATCGTTAATCACACTAATTTTTGATGGATTATCTTTTATTAATGTTGATTGGTTTTCAAGCAAGCTTAATTGATCTCCACTTCCACTAATATTCAAATAGATTTTAATATCAAAAGTCTCAGAAGTAAGAATGTTCAAAGCATCAAGATGTTTAAAGATACCAGCCTGTTCAATGATTGAGTTAGACGGATCGAGCTTAATAACATCGGATGTAGTCGTAGAACTTCCCGATGTATTCGTTACTTTATCGCTAGAAAATGAATAGGTATCCACACTATTCCTTATCGTATTTGAATCAACAAAATTATCATTTCCTGAAGAACTATAATAATCTTTTGCTGCCTTTACCCTTGCGTTTCTTGTGGATTGTTTTTGTAATTTTATAATCTGAAGAGTTGCATTTACCGGCATATACTGAACTGGCTCATAAGAAACAGGCGTAAATGATCCACAAACCTGAATTGGAACTACATTTACAGATACCCTTAAGCTCATACCAATTGCATAAGCTAACCGATTAAACTTTCCAGAAGAATCTTCTATTCCAAGAATCATTCTAGGAGCACTTACAAATAAAGGACGTTTACCCGACATACTTATCTCCTATTAAAATGTTTCTTGAATTTGAGAACAAACATAATTAAGATTTTCAAATAACAACTGGCCTGGCGCAAAGTCAAAAGAATAATCCGTAAACCTACAATCTACAAATTTAAATAAAAAATCAAGTCCGGTTAAAGCATCGGATATTGACTTTATAGTACCATCTTTTTCAAAAATCGCATTCGTTCCTCTTTCATATACATCAATGTCAAATGTAGCTGACAAAAGCAAACCAATAGGATTAAAAGCTTTTGTATCCAATAAGGAATTACCAAAAGTATTTGCTAATGTGGTGTCCGCGTCAACTTTTAAATTATGAGGGAATACCGTATTAGAGCCATTCGCTTGTGTTCTAATAGCGCCCATTAAACGACTATCCCATCGAACAATTCTAATAGATCCTGATGCCGTTATATAAGTAGGTTCTAATGCACTAAAACCCATGGACCCTAATCCGCCAACGGGAATTACGGTTGCATTTTGATTAAAAGATACAGATTGGCAATATGCGAACTGAACTTTTCCGATCCTTATTACAAGCAATCCTCCGCTTACAAATGAAGCTATTTTACCTGCCATATTTTCTCCTTTGTTTTTAACTAATTGATCATACCTTAAAGATTATGAGCCTCTTGCTTATTTTTATGTTTCAATGTATTATTTAAGTTACAAACGGAGGTTACATCACCTATGCCAGCCAAAATGGAAATCGAAGAATTTCTTAGACTCTATGGCTTATTAAAAAGGACAGACAGTTTGGACGAAATCACGTATGTAAATGCCAGCACCAAAGCCAGATTTATTGATCCTGAACTTGGGGAATATTGGGCTAAACCATCGGAAATCCTCTATGGCAGCGTGTTAGGACATCCAGCGAAACGAGGTAAGCGAGCTGCGGAAACCAGATTTAAAAACTTTGGAACTAAAAAGTTAGGTGGAAGAAAAAAAAAAGGAGTGTAAGTGAATAATCATCAACGTAAAGAAAAAAAAATAAAGAGACGACACTTAAGAAAAAGAAATTTTATGGATGATAATTGTTGGGATATGAATGAAAATGCAGACTTTGGCGCACTAACAGAATTAATGAAAAACATGGACAAGACTGCATTTTTAAAAGATCATCCTGACTGTTATCTCTGTGAAAAACCGAGCAAAGAGATTGGCTATACTTTTACTCCATGCGGTAAACCTCTCACCTATACATTATGCGAATTCCATGCAAACGAAGACAATATTTTTTCGTCTGAACGTGCAGTTACATTTAAACTTTTTGGTCTGGATGATTTATTTGAGGAGAGCTTATGAAGAAATGTTTTGGATTATTGTCATTATTGGCTGCTGTTGGTTGCTCTAAAGTTGAGGCAGGCCATGTTGGGATTATCGTGGATATGTACGGAAGTGATAGGGGGGTGTCTGAGAAAACAGTCGGTGTTGGCCGTTATTTTCTAGGATGGAATGAAGAGCTTTTCACTTTCCCGACAAGTCTTCAAAATTATGTATGGACTCGTTCGGTAAATGAAGGGAAAGCTACAGATGAATCCATTACATTCCAAACCAAAGAGGGACTGAGTGCTAATGGCGATTTCGGGGTAACTTACTCAATTGACCCTGCTAAAGTTGTCGTTGTATTCCAAAAATATAGAAAAGGAATTGATGAGATAACCGATGTGTTCCTCCGTAATATGGTGAGAGATGCATTTAATACTGAAGCCGCTAAGATGGCAGTGGAAGAAATCTATGGAACAGGTAAAAAACAATTAATGGATGCTGTCAATAAGAGTGTTAAAGAGCAAACTCATCCTATGGGAATTGAAATCGAAAAGATATATCTCATTGGAGAGTTCAGATTGCCACAACAAATTACTGATGCAGTTAATTCAAAAATTGGCGCAACCCAAAAGGCTATGCAAATAGAAAACGAACTCCGTGCAACCAAAGCTGAAGCAGAAAAGGTAGTCGTAAAAGCTGAGGCAGAAGCTAAAGCAAATCTGGCTTTACAAAAAAGTCTATCCAAAGATTACCTGGAATATTTAGCTATCCAAAAATGGGACGGTAAATTAAGCCAAATATCTGGAGGTGCCACACCGTTTATTGACTTAAGGAATGCCACTAAATGAAATATTCACTCTTCGCACAGATTTTTATTCTTGTTGCGATAATGGGTTTTTTATTGCCGTTTATTTTGAATCACTTGCCAGGAATATTGGTCAGTATACTCTGTCCTGTATTGTTGGTCTTAACCTTAATATGGCTTGGACTGGTAGCCTATCAGATATATCAAAGGTCAAAATATTTATGATAGTTGAGGTATAAATGGATAAAATAAGTTTTAAATCTGGACAATATGCACTTCGAAGAGGGGACTGTGCTGTAGGAGATGAAGGGACAGTCCTTGTTTCCCTCGATCCACAAACAGGAGAAATGATTGGTGAGAATGGTGATGTCATTATTGGCTGTAGAATCCAGTGCGGCTCAGCGTATGCCAGATCGTACCAATCGCAAGACTGGTGGATGACTTCAATTGTGAAAGAAATTCTGGAAGTCCATGATGGATATGCAGTGATACAAACTAAGAATAATAAATACTATGTCGGTGATGCAAGGGCTGTTAAAGAGGCTATAATAAACATTTAAGATAGACTTTATCTACTCTCCGTTACACTCCACGTTCTGCTGTGACTTCAATTACAAGGGCTTCTAAAGCCTCACTGGGAGTTAGTGAGACTTGGCAAGCATATTGATTACCTAAATCTTTTACACTATTGACTTTACCAGTTTTAAGTGCACCTTGTCCAACGTAGGTAGTAATAACTTGGTTTAATGCGCTGATAACAATGGCTGGTGCAATATCGGTTGTACGCGAACCAATAAAGTTTTCAAGCACACTTCTCATGGTTTGGATTACTTCATCTAAGGTAAATAAAACATTTACTCTTTCATAAACCCAGCCAGCAGGGTCATTTACTCTTGAGCGTGTAGACAAATCTGGAGAGACTAACTGGACACCAAAGCCAGAGTTAAACTTAAATGTTAACAGTCCTGCCTCAATTGCCTCAGAAAGTTTGCCTTGGTCTTCTGGATCAAAGTCTTTAATTAAGGTGTCAGAATAAATACTTTGATTTCCAATATGTTTTATATCGCTAACATTGAATGATTTTCTTAACATTGAAGTTCCGAGAACAGCTTGGGCTCGTCCTGCACAGATACACGCACCTAGCATCCAGGGAAGGAACCAGTTGATATTTCCATCTGAACCTACTGCACGAGATAACTGGAAAGTCATTTGGCATCGTTCATACCCAGACTGTCCGGCTTTAAGTTTTGCATCAGAAAAACTGCCGTGGAAACTCTGCATTCCAAATCTTTCTCGTTTCACTAAAATGCCAGAAGCGGTCGAAGCATTGGCTTTAATCGCAGCATTTACAGCATCAATTGTATAAGCAGAGGACGGATCAGTTAAGGCATCATCAATATCATAGATAGCATCACGAGAAAATAATGAGTGAACATAAGCAACATTAATCTTTAAAGAAGCAGCAATTCCAGCAGAGATTGCAGAGTTGGTTGTGCTGCCAATCGTTGCTCCCGAAAGGTACCCAACAGAGGCTTCCACATCAGGAAGACCACATTTAAGCAGTATAGAACCAGCAGCGAAAGCCAGAATTCCATTAGCATTATCTAAGAAATGTTGTGTCCAGTTAGCGTAGTCTTTCTTAATTCGTCCATTATAAGCTGAGATAGCAGTGTTGGATAGGATATTAACATTCGTAACCATATCCAGGACAGAACTTAAATAGCCATTGTACTTAATGTCAGATACTCGACCGGTAAATCCAGAAAGAGTGTTTATATATTCAACAAGTTCTTTAAGAGTTCTATATTTGGCAGTCACAATTGTAATCGGTGATAATGACCCACCAGTGAAGGTGATTGTCATTTTGCGACGATAATCAATGCTGAGAGTTGCCGCAGTTACAGAAGCATTATAATAGGAAATTTCAATAACCGAATTTCCACCGATAGGAGTGTTTGGCCAGACTGAATTGTCTTTGGACCTGCTGGCATCAATATAGACTTCATTCTCAGCAGACGAAACAATTCTAAATGCCGCTATTCCATTGGTCAGGAAAGCAGATTGATATTTGACAGGTTGAACTCCAGCTATTGCCACAGAAGCTACTGCCGCAATGGAAGATCCACCTACTGGAATTAATTCAAGGGTTGTATAACTTACTGAATTGACTAGATAGAACCCGACGTTTTCATGAGATGCGCCACAAACTGGAGTGCTGTCGTCAATGTAAATCGTGTCGCCTACAGAGGGTAAAGATGACCATGTTGTGCCGTCGAGAGTAATAGTAAGCTTACCAGACGCAACAGACGCTGCAATATTGCCCACAAGAAGGCCATTCGAACTGATTAAATTACTCCATGCAGAATATTCTATGAAAGCTGAAGAGAAAGCATTTGAGCCTGTACTGTCAGAAAGCTCGAGAGTAGCTCCACTTCCTGCTGTCGTCGTTTCCGTCACTGTTATAGTCACCGGAGCAAATATTAAAAACTCTGCTGTGGCATATGCGGATTGATCAGCTGAGACAAGTCCTGTCACTGAAGCTGATTCTGGTGCAAGATAATCAGTATCCACCCCAGACCCATTCCATGACCATATTTTGCGAGCAACAACCGAAGTGGTACTCACCGACTCAATAAGGAAGACACCACCGTTTCCAAGCCCAGCACCGATTAACCCAGACGCTTGCGGAACCACTAACGTGTCCCCTGAAACAACTGTGCCTAACGAAAAGTTTGTGCCTGTAAAAGTCAAAGTCATTAATGATCCAGAACCGGTAATAGCCGCATTGACTCCAGTACCTGTCACAACCGTTCGAAGCGTTCCTCCCGCTACCGTTCCATGAGCCCCAATAGCTGTAGACATCGCAGACACAACAGCTGGTGCCATCGATGCTGCGGAAAGAGATGAGGTCATTAACGGCTTGCCAGACACATTGATTTTAATCGTCCTGGTATTCGCTGCGGACGGAATATATGCGGCTGTGACTGTCGGTTTCACTTCGGCTTGCGCTGTCCTGATCTGAGAACGAATCAGATTTCCATCCTCATTCCACGCCGCAGATACTATACTTCCAAAATTTGAAGGCGAACTTATTACTTTTTCCGCTCTGGTTGTGTCGTTGGTCTTGTATACATAAAGACGATTTAATGAACCACCAAAAACAACACTCGGCTGCGCACTGAAATATTGACGCGCTGCATCGACAATCGTTCCGGATTTATAATATGAAAGAACACTATTATAATCAGTGAAGTAGTTAAGCTGTAAATCTAAATAACTAGACGGAACTCCTGAATCAGCCTCTCCAATTATTAACACATTTCTTCCTGCCGCAACTGGAGCGGGTAAACTTGGCTGGACCAAAAGGTAACTGTAAACTTGTGGAATTACCGCACGAGCGCCATTTATACTAAATGCTAATGTCATTTTCTATTTCTCCCTGTAAAGATTGCTTTGCTCAAATGAATAAAATTTCTTTCTATTCAATTGTATCTTGCATATTCTTAGAGAGGCGTTAATAGAGACAAAATGAGATAATGGTGAGGTTAAATTTTGATAACCAATTCCTCGGATAAATGCATGTGTGATTTTCGAACAATTTTTTCAACAATGTAGTTTTTAAACTTTGTAGTTTCATCAACTACAAAAAGATACATTTCAGCTTTAAACTTTTTTAAACACATTTCTATATAATAATCTGCATCAAAACAATTCTGCCCTGTAAACCAAATTTCTTTGTTTCCATAAGGAGGGCATGTTAATAAAACCCCATATTCATTATTGTCAATTACTTCTTCGATAGGCTCGACAGCTAAATTAGCCTGTAATGATAAAAACCGCAAAATATCTTTAGATTCTTTAATAACAGTTCCATTGATATCATATCCTGTATATTTTTTATCGAGTGATAGAGAACCTAACATACGGCCAGAGAATCCCGAAAATGGATCAACCACAGTTTTCGCTTTTTCTGCATATTTTTCTAATAACTCTCTCGCTAATGATGGCTGAAAAACCGTTACTCTTGGAGCTATTTTATTTCTTTCGAACCCTCTTGCGATTTGTTGACTTGATAGATTTGATCTATATATAAAACGATTCTGTATACATCTCATCAACAGAACTACATCATTCCATGCCATAAAAGGAGACACTTTACCTTTAATATTACAATGATAAATACTTTGGTGAAAAGAAGTAATTATTGAATTTGCTGGCATTCTTTTTTCATGATAAATATCCTGCCTCTTTAAATTATTCCAATCTGTTAATAACCTTCTCTCTGTATATTCTGGATAAGGAAAATCACTCAAAACACATTCAGCAAAAATTGAATCGATCCAATCATAATAGTGCAAACCTAAAGCTTCTATAATTTCAGGAATAGCCTGTTTTGCATTTAAACCGTCAATTACCAAAAGCTTGACTCCTTCCGGTGCTTGATAGAATCTTATTTCGTCGTTTGCTTGCTTGTTGTTATTATAAAAAGGATCTGATTTTAAACAATGAGCAAATTCTCCGTCAGTTTCTATTATTAATACAGGGTTTTCTTCTTCAAATATCACGAAATCCCATATTTTACCATTCATGTCGTATTGATACTTATAATTGAATCCCCTATTAGATAACATCTCATTAATTATTTTTTCTGGCTTAGTCATCCCTTTACCTGAAAATACTTTTTCTCTCGTAATTGGATTAAATAAAGGATTTGCATATCCAGTTTTCTCTAATAATCCCTTAACTACTTTTTTGTGATGTACTTGTCTTTGTTCTTTGCTTTGGTGCGACCAATATTCTTTTATTGATCTTATTTGTTTTAATATTTTTTGTGGATTTCTATTATTTTCAGTAGTAGTTTTTATCATTTCTTCCTTATTGCTTTCCCACCTTTTTTTCATTCTTTCTCTGGCTAAATTTGCATCTATTTTTCTTCCATATATAACACTTCTTTCCTCTGAAGTAAGAGTTTGAAAATATGCAAGCAATGATTTTGACTGTTTTGATCTATCTACTGATAAAGAAGCTTGTTTCATTTTTTTGGAAAACTCTTCTGTTTGCATTTTATTAAAATGACAATTACGACAACCACTCTCCCCTTTTAATGCAGTTGATAAAAACCTTTTTATAGACTTTTTGCTACTATTATTGCATTCTATACAATGCCCTATGATTTTATTTTCTTTAAAGTAATGTTCTGGTAAATCTATTTTCCAAAAAGGACTGACTATTCTTATAACGTCTTCTCTTTTGTATTTTTCCACATATTTCTTCGAGTTTTCTATAGCAGTTTGCTTCTTTTTCTCGGTTTGACATGCTTTCTTGACGTTTTCTCTCCATGATTCTGGCCTGTTTTTAATCTTTAATTGAAAACAATCATCGCATTGATAGGAATGGCCATATAATTTTAAACTTTTTAAAGCATCACCAATTTTTCTAAATCCTCTTTTCTTTTTGCAATAATGACAATAAAACTCTATCTTTTCTGCCGTTTTAATTTCTCTTGTTTTTGTGAATACAGCATTAATTTGTATCAGATATTTTTCTTGATATTCAACTGGCTTCATTTGAACTCCTACATTCAGCCTATTAATAACCCAAACGTTATTATTATACCTATTACGCAGGTGTCCTGTCAACAACATATCCTATACCAATATTTTTATCATAAAAAAAGAGCGTTAATGAAAACGCCCTTAGTGTGTATAATTACGATTTTGCTGTATTATATTACAGGCCCTCACGTTGCTGATATACGTTATCTATAATAGCAAAAGTTCTTGGTCTATCCACAACGCACCCATAGTAACTAGAGTAAACCCATTCCTTGGCTAACCCCCTCAAGCCGAGTTCCAGCTTGTTTAATAAATTTCCGATTACAGCCAGTTTAGCTCTATTCTTATCGCGAGGTAAAAACAGAACGTTATCCAGGCCAGGAATTAATTTATTTTTGTCGATAAACGTTGCGCTGGTTTGTCCAGGAGTAACATAAAGTTTACCGATGAACATAGTTTTAGTTACATCACCGGAAGCTTCTTTAGGGCTTCTGAAAAGTCTCAGCTCAGAAATCTTATTTCCTGCTGGCAAGGTGATAGCTAATGACACAGCTCGGTCTGCCGTCGCGATAGAAAATGGAGCGGCGATATAAAATGCAGGGGACATTCCGTACATATTTACAGCTTGGACAGAGTATGAATAGCTTTCACTTACTGCAAAACCGCTGCCAGTAATGGTGCTAGTTGAAGCTGCCAGTCCGGTGGGGATTTCAGGTTGGAAACCTACACTTCCGTATACAGGTTCTGGACGGAATCGAGTATATTTGAAAACTGTTGGAATCATATCGAGTGATCCGCCAACGGTCATAATAGGCAGACTGGTCTGTTCGGTATTATCAACTGACGCACCGCGAATATTATAAGCAGCGCCTAAGTCCCCACGTTCAAAGGGGAAAAAGGTCGAACGAAATTCGGCAAGCTGAGAAGTCGTGCAGTGTCCTTCTTTAATAGCTCCACGAGAATCGCGTACAGCAGTAACAACTCTGTCTAAAAATGCACGGTCAAGTACACCACCTAATTTGTTGAACAATACTGAACGGTTATTGCCATATCCCACGAAATCGCCAGGAATACCACGAGCAGAACTATCGCCTTCACGAATGTTTGCCGTGATACCACGAATTTCACGGATATTTGCGTTTGGATTTGAAGCAATAGTCGCATCAATATTACCATTGCTATCAATATATCCATCACCGCCTACATAGAGCGATCTTTCCATTGCTTCGGCCATACTGATTGCAGCATTGACGTCGTTTTCTTTTTCCAGATCAAGGGTATAGCCACCAACATCATTCACCAATTGAGCAAGTTGTGTAATACTCTTGCGTATTCCGTATACTTTTAAAATCTCAGCGACTTTGATGTACTGTGAAGTATCTTCTTGAGGAAGAAATGCTTCAAAGCCAGCAAGGTCAATTCCAGAACGTACCTGTGTTTTAACAGTGTACATATATACGGTCTGTGTGGACTTTATAGTAGGAATATCCTTACTAATTAAAAAGTCCTTATCTTCCATTGTGATAGAACGTAACACAGGGTCAAGCTGGTCTACAGCGAGTGCAGACACGCCGGTTCTGCCAGCATTACTTAAACCTTGGTAGCCAGCAGCGAAGGATTTCGCCATATATTCTAATTTCTGCCCTACCTGTTTTGCGAGGTCGGGAGACAAAATTTCAAAACCACTCATCTATTCTTTCTCCTTTTGAAAGATTTTGTTGATTGAATTCTTAACACTAAATATAGTTTAACAGACGATCTTCTTTTTTCTTTTATTTGCTTTTATTTGTACTATACTTGAATAAACAGAGTATCGGCGTTAACCAGTCCCAGACTGAAAAACTTCACTACAAAAAGTTATTCAACAGCCACATAAATAAAAAACAGTACTTACTTGCGTTATTTTCTCAAAACGGTTACAGTCGATTGGCCTTATTGTGCCTGCCATTAACTACCATATAAGGAGTTTTTATGAAAAATGTTGTAATCCTCAAAGCAATAATCTATAGATCCGCGCTCGAATATCTCTGGGATCAGGGTTTCATTGGAGTCCCTTATCCAGGGATAACAAACGCTACTGGCTCATGCGAAGCCGTCAGTAATGTGTTCAAATTAGATGAACAAAGATTTCAAACTCTCAGTCAAACAGTACAGCTCCATTTAGAGCAAGATATTATTAAGCATGGTTTGCCTAGAATGTTCAGCACAAATCATAGTTTTAGAAAAGATAATAAGAACTGGATATCGGATGGTAGACACTTAAATCAGTTCCAACTGCTGGAATCGGAGGCCCTTGATACAGATTTAGTATGGCTTTTATCGCACTGTAAAGGACTACTAAACCACATTTTCAAAAAAGTCATGTCAGTCAGTTCGCTTTACGGACTTCTTACACCGGAACAACACCACAATCTTTACTACTACTATGAAAAAGGATTTAGGATTATCAGGTATGAAGATGCTATTGGTATTTTAGGACTGGAATTTGGAACTGATTTGAGCAGTAAAGATGAGCAAGAGTTGGTCAATAAGTTTGATAGCAATCTTATGATCACCCATTATCCTGAGAAAATTAAATTCTTCAACATGCTATTAACAAGAAGGCCCGGATATAATTATGAAGTTTGGAAAGAAGGCTGGCTAACCAAAAATGCTGATAAATGGTATAACGAAAAGCAGACTGTAGATTGTGTTGACGTTATTTTAAAGCATAGTGGCGAGTCCATAGGTGGGTCTGTAAGGGAATATGATTATGACTTTATCAAAGACAGACTGGACAATGGAATAATGCTGACCCAATTGAAAGAAATGAAGGCAAAACATGATGGCAAGCCAGAAGAGGTTGAAGATATGTTTGCAGAATATTTAGCCCTATTTAAAGACAATCCTATACAGAGATCAGGTATGGGAATGGGCTTTGGCAGGGTGGCGCAATTCATTCTAGGCACAAACGATATTATTCCGTTTTGAGGAAAGTTATGGATAAAGAGCGCTATCAGTATTTATGGGACAATCATGACGCAGAATTAACGGACGAAGAAATCAAAGAAGGTTGGCATTTTTGTTATTCAGAATGGGATGGTTTGTTAATTGGTCCTGACACTCCTGAGTATGAATGTTGTACATGTAGCTTTAAAAAGACTGATGGAACGTAAGTGAATACCATTTTTTGAAAATTATTAGATCAAAGCAATGCCAGCCTGCTTCGTTATCATAGTTAATTGCGAACCATTTTTTAAATTTTCGTTTCGTATTAGCTTTTTCAAATCCAATGTACCATCCTAATATTTGGATTTTCATTCTAAGCACCAATAAAGGCCATCTTAATAGTTCGGCCAAAATACTTAGTAAACGCTTGAGTTAAATCTGCACGCTTTTGTATCAGCCCTTGTAGTAATTGAAGCAGATATGAAGCTCCAGGTAAGGTTGCAGACTGAGAAATTCCATCAATACTGACCATTGCCTGTTGGTAAGGGAACAGTTTTGGACCTAAATCATTAAGCATACGAATAGTCGCAACAGTTAATATTAAGTCTTTTAAAATTGCTGGAAATCTGTCACTGCTGAAGCCAGAAACGTATTGGACTTCAATCATACAAGGCTGGTATGCACCTCTGGCAAATCCAGTTATATACTGAAAAACTCCGGCTGCATTAGCATCACCAGCACTGACCTGACCAATCATTCCACCATACGAAGGTGCGATGTTTATTCGGTTTCTTCTCAACATTACCCACGCTGCTGGAATAATATAAGCCTGTAATGGATTGTTTGTTTGTGTATGTGCGAATTTAAACTTCACATTTAATACCTGAGTTGCTGGCCACCTGCTTAGGATAAGTCCCGTGAAATTTCCAGTAAATATTCCGTCAATGTAATCTGCGCTGTAAAAATGTTCGGTTGGCGAAATATCAACACCTAAATCCATAGTTATTTCGCTAATGGCACTGGTGAGATAGTATGCAACGTCATTTTCAGTAATAGGCTCACCCGTTAATGGATATCTTTTGGGGAGTCCTTTAAGGCCATAGTTTATTAAATCCTTTGGAGTAGGAAAAGAATCGTATATTTTAATGGCACCTTCATAACCATCTTCCGTAGAAAAAATAGGATAGGTATTGTATGGTTCCAAATAATTTTGACTTGGATCTAAACCAATAGTCATGCGGCCTCCTTATATTTATTGCGATTTCTGTTTCTTTCTGCTAGATCAGGTCGCTTAATTGGAGTCCTGTTTTTAGCATTTTCTTTTCTTGATTTTAATATCTTTTCTCTTAACTCTGGTGTCCATTTTTTTCCTTTATTAAGTTTTGATATTTTTCCCCTCATTTCATCAGTCCATTCCCGTGTTTTATTGTATTCAATTAAATCAGGACGAGGATTCGTATTGCCTTTTTTCCCTTTATTTCCTTCGCTTATCTTTCGTTTTGTTTCTTCTGAAAAAGGTTTTCTCGGCTGTCTTAATGTTTTCTTGACCCCTAACATAGACAGTCTATGTTTTTCTCTGTAAACAGGATCATTATATTTTTCCTTGATGCTTTTAGCTCTTTTCTTAATAGTTTCTTCTGTAACAAAAGAGGGCTGCCCACATTCTTGCAAATTATAACCTTCAGGAAAATAAACATTAAATGTCAGGCCATATATCTTTTCTAATTCCAATAACTCCGCATCGGTAGCTATATTATCTATTAAAACCATCACCTCAAAATTTTCATAACCATGCTTTTCAATCGACTTTAGGAGAATAGGGTTATGATGTCTTTTCCACCATTTTCTTCCATATCTCTCATAAAAACTTGATTTAATCGTTTTCCCAACATAGCATTTACCATTAATTTTATTTTTAATCAGATACACTAAACCCATACCTTTAATTCCCTGCTATGGTAGGTTTTCTTGTAATAAAATAGTTCTGTAAAAATATGTTCTGCTGGCCAGATTCGGTAAATGTCACTTTTACAGTACCGGATATAATGTTTTGAGTGTCAGTTGTCGTAAGGTTTAAGTAGAACAAACTCTTATCGTCCGGCAGTTGAATGGCACTCTTGGAAATGGTTTGCTGAACAGGATTGCTTGCCGTTAAGCTTCTGGCCCTAGGAAACTCTACCAGTATTGTACTGCCAGATGCTGGGATATACCTGCGTGCTCCCAGACTGTCTTCTACCTGAAGCTGGAAATAAAGTTTTGTGGCTACGCTTGGAGTGATTGACCAACTACCCTCTTTAAAGTCATTCGGAATATCAATCATGTCTATTGCGACGATTTTAAACATAGTTATTGTTACCTTTTATTCAGATGGATTTTGTTTTTTTATCTTGTCCTGGCTTGGCGATTTCATTAAAAGGTTTGGCTTTACCTGCGTCACCCTGTATTACACCAAGCTTTCCTTTCATTTTGGAGCGAAGCCGTTGTGTGACTCCAAGCATTTTGTTTTTATCTGTTTGCCTTCCAACCTCACCATAATTAAGTCCGCGAGGTTCTGGATTGTATCCTCCAGAGGCTTTCATCTGGATAATATTCTTCACTGGTGGCTCTTCTTTAGCTTTTTGTAAAGTTGAAGCTCCACCGCTTGGCAATACTGGCGCTGACTTTTTCATTTTAGGATCGGGGACAACTTTAAGGTGAACATTGATCGGGTTACCACTATACCTTTCCCAAGATTCTCTTAATTTATTTACGTCTCCAGAATTTCTATAATGTCCTGCGTGTAATACGGCTCCATATTTGTCTTTAATAGTTGCATGATAAACATGTCCTTGGGGAAGTTGAGCTTTGGCTAAGTCTTGTGTCTTCTTTAACATCTTGGCTTTTTCAATCTCATCTGTTCCGTTTAACTCGACATCATCAGCCATCAAGGAAGGATTGGTAGGCAAACAGTCTTCATCAATTTTTATGCCTGCTGTTTTTACATCAGGTGTGGCTGAAGTTTCAACGACTTTACTGCCGACTTTAACAAACTCTCCAGCTTTTCTTCCTTCATTGTCTACGATTGTTCTGGTGACTTTTTCTGGATTTGAACCAGTCTCGTCATACTCTCTTGCCTTTAAACCACTTTTTAAATCTTTTACTTTAGATGCGATTGGCATCACTGTTCCAGTTAGAGTCATACTATTTCTCTCCTAGCAAATATATATAGCTGGTTTAAGTTTAACAATAAAAAAAGCCCAAAGGCAGCAGAACAGCTTTGGGCTAGTTAAGGTGAGACTTTATGCTTTCACTTAGAGGGAATATCAATTCCTTTTAGTTTAGCGGCATGGTAAACATCTTTCATTTCCTCAACTGTTTTACAAGCATTTGCAGCCCAGATTAAATCGGTATCGACTTTACGGTTGCCAGATTTCTTTAGGCTTTCCAGATGTGTAATCACTTCGGATTTGCTGAGAGGTTCCATCTCTTTTGTAGTTTTTTGAGCTACAGCCAGAGGAGGCTTGTTCATCGAGACAGGTTTAGCAGAAACGGACTTTTTCAAAGCCGCAATTTCTTTTTCCATCGTTTGCAATGATTTTCTCATATTGAGATTTTCAGATTTCATTGCTTCCATTTCAGGGCTAGGAGCGGGAACTGGTGCTTCTGGTGCCGGAGCGCCTTCAGGAGATTGTGAACCCTGACGTTTCTCCATTTCAGATGCTAAAGCCTGAAGGAGCATATCCAATTCTTCATCGGACATACTGGCAATTTCTTGTGCAAACTCATCCACTTGTTCTCCGCCGCCTTCTGGGGGAGGAACTGCACCGTCTGTTGGAGGTGGTGGCGGAGGAACATTATCAGCGTCACCATCTGACGGACCGCCTGATTGATCCGCATCTGGCTCAGCATGAGGTGGAGGTGGCAGCTTATCATCTTCTGCTTTAGCAAATGGAGCAGGAGAAACAGGAGGCATACTTTTCTGAAGTAGTTCGCGCACTTCATTTGCTGTCTTCGTTACTGCTTCCAGTGTTGCATATAATTCAGTAATATTTGTTTTCATTATTTTTACTCCTTACGCCAGTGCTACAACTACGTATGCAAATGCGAAACCCGCACCGGCAGCAGCAGCGGCAATTGGAGAGACGGCACTAGCATCTTTAACATAAACTGTTATTTTGCCCGATCCGCAGATTACATGACTAAATACGAGATCATTTCCAAGATCAGCTATTGGAGTCACAACAATTTTCCCCGTACCGGTCATTCCAGCAACGGAAATTTCACCAGAGGCATTTGTAAGTCCTGAACTCATTGTTGGCAGTGTGGGAATGGTCCCAATTACAGTTTGTATTTCATTATAAACTGCATTTTTAGATGGAGCTGTGGTTGTATCTCCACTCCAGCTACCAGCATAAGCGGCATTAGAGACAGTAGGAATAGTCCCAATTACAGCCTCTACTTTATCATAAATTGCGTTTTTGGAAGGTGCATGAGTTATGTCACCATTCCAACCAGCACCATAAGCAACGTCAGAAACTTCTGGCGGATTGGCAGCTACGGCTAATTCCAGCGCATGAATAACATCGCCGAGTGGAATCCCTGAGAATGCCGAAGGTACCCCTATAGCATTCAAAGCTGGCTGTGACTTATAAAAGTTATTTAATAAGTCTATTTGTACTTGAGTTAAAGCCATTTATTTTTTCTCCTTTCCTTTTGGTTTTTACCAAGTGTGAGTATTGTTTTTTTATTAAATACCACCTGGATATGTACGACCATAAGGAAGAAGAGTTGCGAGTTTAGTTAAGTGAATTGAGCTAGCACCTGCACTATTAAGACCAGCAATTTTTGGCTCTTCAGTATTGTCGCAAAAATAAAGATCAATGGGAGCACTTAATTGTCCACGAAGAATGTGAAGACAATCTGCATAGAATTTTTCAAAATCAAGTGCGGGCTGTAATGACGTATGTGAAAGTCCTGCTTGTGCTTCAGTGATAACTTTAAATTTCACTGACCCATCAATAAAATAACCAGACGCATGAGACTGTGTTTTCACAGCATCTGCTTCATTATATCCAGCAGGTTCAGCAAGAACAACTACACGACGATTGCCTGTAACCCAAGAAGCCGCATCAAAATCTAGAACCACTGCCTGACATCCTGGATCAAAATTAGCATCCGTCGATTTTCCTTGATTATTCAAAGCAGGAATTGGATATCCGAGATTATGAAAGCCTTCCTTTAAAGCCTCAAAAATTTTTATAACGCGAGGTGAAGCCATTGTTTCTTTCTCCTAATTATATGTAAAAACCTATTGCGATCTTAACACGCATTTTTATAACTCTTTAATGATAACCCGTTTTGTGTTTATATCACGAATCCGCGTACTTTTGCATTTCCTTCTTGCGCAGATGCGGGATCAGCACACATAGTAAGGTTCTGGTAGTTTTGATTCTCCTGGTCATATTGTATCCAATTATCCAATATTTTTCCATGTAAATTAAAAACAGTTTGGAAAATACTGTTCTCTTCATCATGCATTACTGGAAAGTTTTGGTTGGTAGTCGAGATTTGCAGCCCATTCCGATCCATTAAAAACCGTCCACGTTTTAAACAATACCTGACCAGAAGTGCCAATAATTTATGGGTTTCAATATCACCGCTAGACTTAAGATCAATGGAAACTTGTGTCGTATTTCCTGATGAATTTATTACCGCAATCCTACTGGAAGATGCTGTTTGCGCTATCCAGTCAATAAGTCTATTTCTAGGAAGAACATCATTACAGACTATTGTGGCTCTTTGTTCATCAATCGGAATAATACAATCAACCTTCGTGACGAACCGATCTTGGCGTAAATAACAACCAGCATATAATTGAGGCAAGACGGCAGCGGCATTTCCAATAATTAATTCCTTTTCGTCTTTTTCACCCCATGCGACACCCAGAATGTCACACAGCTTAATTGGCATAAGTTCACCTTCAAATTCAGAGAAACCAGTATCGCCAATAAACTGTAAATCCTCTGCATACTGGGCAATAACTGCGATGCTAGGCATTTTAGCTAGATCGTATACGTAGTAGGGCTTAACAAATATTTTATTATTTAGAACGAACTCTTTACATTGCCGGATATATGCACTTCCATGTAAAGCTCTCATAAAGGGTGTGTGTTCATACATTCCCAAAATAAAATCCAAGTGCATAGGATTCGCTCTTAAATTAGCAAGTCCATCCTCAATGGCGTTAATAACTATTAAATCTGATAAGCCAAACATACTATTTTTTTACTCCATTGATTTCATTTTGAACCATACTTTCCCATATGGATTCAAGTTTCCCTTCCACTTCAGTCTGGGCATCTTTAAGAATGTTTCTTGCCTGAATACCTGGGTGAACAAACTTTTCTGGAAACTTCTCACTCATGGTCCTAAACAAGACAAACTTAGAACTTGATGGCCGGAGATTTTGTTGGAAATCACTAATCGACTTATAATCTCTAATTCTTTCCATTCCGCGCAATTCACTAAAGTCAGATAAAACCTCTTGACGTACTGTGACGGACGAATCAGCGTGAGTCTTCATTTTCAAAGAACCAGGACGAATTTGTGGCTTCTTTAGAGTCTGTTTGGCTTTTTCATAAAAGTCCATTCCCTTGTCGGTCTTGGCAGAAGAGCTTGCTCCCCAGACACGGATAGGAATGACTTTGTAGCGATAGCCTTCCTTACTCATTTTGGTTTTTGATCCCCGTAAATGAGTTGAAACCATAGCCCACCCATTGGCACCAGCATCAACAGCACTGGCAAGCCAATCACCCGGTCTAACGACTACGACGAACAAATCACCTTGGTCCTCATACATAACGCCTTCCTTGAATGCTTCGCGAGTATGATCAAGTCTTTCAGAAGCCAGCTTATTAATGGTCTGTTTAAAAAGTTCAGGCAGGTAAGCCAAAAATTTCTCATTGCCACGTTCCAGAGCTTGTGTCTTAGTGGCGAGTTCATCAATCATGTTAATAAGAGGTTCAAAACTTAAAAATTCAGTCATTCTCTTCTTTTTCTTCAGGTTTTTTATCTTCAGGCTTATTGTCGGATTCCTGCTTTGTTTCTTCCTTCTTCTCTTTAGGTTCTTTGTCTTTCTTAGGTTTTTCCGTTTTTGGCTTGCTTGGTTCAGATTTAGGTTTAGGTGTCTCTTTCGGTTCCGGATCAGACTGTTCTGGCGTTTCCAATTTCTGGTCGTTTTGTTCCGCCGGACTTTCTGGGCTTGGCTGTTCTTCTGGGACAGGCTTCATCTGATCTACATGGATTCCTAGTGCATTGGCTATTTCAGCTCGAACCATACGACGAATAGCTTCCATATCGACCGCAGGGGAAGAAGCCGAACCAGACTTGTCTTCTGGAGGAGTCATTGCACCTGCCATGATTTGTTCCAGCATGTTTTCGCCAGCAGGGTCCGCAGGAGATTCTGGAAAATCTGACGAGGAAACACCAGCACCTTTCAGGATTTCATTGAAAGCATTTTTGCCAGTTTCACTCGCTTGTTTTTCTTTTGCTTCATCTAAGGATTTTTGCATATCTTGGGTTTGTTGATATAAGGTATTTAATTTATTCCATAATTGCTTGGATCTATTGTCTATCAGGTTCATTTTTTCCAGAACATCATAGTCTTGATCGTCTATCACTCCATGAAGAATTCCATCAAATACATCCTCGGTCCCAATATCTCGTTCGTTTAAGTGATCGACAATTTCTGGCTTCATCTCAGACCATTGCCGTTGAGTTGTATCAAAATACCCTCCAGTTGTTGGGTCATGATAAAACAAAGGACTGTCACTGTTCCTTCCAAAGTAAATCTTGAAATGGAGGATTCGAGGATCGGTAGGGTCAATCTCATTCGGGTCTTTTGGTTTGAGCATTTCAAATAAATCAGTTAACTCTGGTGGTTTGCCTTCGTTTTGGCTACTCCATACTTCCATTGCTGATTTGATTTTATTAAGAAGCTCTTTAGTTTTACCTTGAGCATCTTCTGCCATTTTGTCTTTAAATGTAACGTTTTCTGGTTCGTTGAGTATCTGTCCATCTTGTGTTGCCATATTATCCTCAGATTTATTAAATATTTTTTCTCTTTTTTTTGTTCTATCCCATTCATCTGTTTTTTCTTGCATATGAGGAGGATATCTTGTGTTTATTTTCATGGCATTTATTCTTTGTTGGTTTTTGCTCGGCTCTTCCGCTTTAAAATAATTTAAAACGTCATCTTGATTAGCCACAGAAGAGATATGATTAGGCTTTAATATAACTTCATGTTCTAAAGAATAAATGGGTTTATTATTTTTTCCAGAATAATCTGGATCAATTCCTTGACCATATTGTAATGGTATATGACTAATATTGTCTTCTTTCACCCATACAGAAGTCGGATAACTGTCTTTTTCTGTTCCATATTGTGAATATTTATCATTATTATTTTTATTTCTTGCGTGCCATTGAGCTTTTTCATAATTAGGAGTCCAACTAGAAGAATCTTGATGGGAAACAATCCCATTATTAATTACATTTTGAGATTCGGATTGACTCATACCACGATGAAGTAAAAATTCTGGTTTTCCTTTTTCATCTAATCTTACTTTTGTTTTTGATGCTAAATCGACTAATGCTCTTTTTCTTGCGTTAGGTTCCATTGGCTGATTTACGAATTGTTGTTTAGAAATTGCATTTTCATTTTTAGTCCAATCAAAATTGGATCTTTGAATATCATCGGGTATTTGTTTTGGATTAAAAGGATTTTTTCTCTGAAACGATCCTTTTTCTAAAATATTCATATAGAACCTCCTGTTACATTAACAGTATCTGCCACTCCTGAATATAAAGGCAAACCAGAGAAATCGACCTGTTCGTTTGGATCTTGAAGATGATTTTGGTTGATTATGACTTGTTGTGGTGCGTAGAAAAGTTTTCTCGGGAAACTGCCATGCCCTTGTTCGTTTGAAGGAATCAGCCGTAATGTATGTGGAACCCTACTTACAATCCAGACAGGATTAAACCAGTACACAATGGTCAGTATCGCACCAGGAAGAGGTTTATTGCCGGTCGAAGTCCATTGTAAGGTTCCTTCTGGCGTAATTACAAAATCAGGCCCTTCTTCAAACCTTAGACTGGTTGTAGCCAGATAGTCCACACCTTTGATTCTATGTTTAGCTCTGAGATCGCCATTTGGGTTATATTCTAAAAGTTCTGAAGTCTGTTCTGTGATTGTCGGATTAGGAACGATTAAATCTTTCGGTCTGACATACACGCGCTCTTTTGCACCGTCGAAATAAAGCCCCGCCACATTCACGACGGCACTGCAAAAACCGTACACCGAATCGGATTGCAGACGGTATTCCATAGTGAGTTGTTGCGCGACTATTTTTACTTGCCGAATTTCATAAAACATCACTCCATACCGATTAGCTTCCAGAGAATTTACATTCACTCCAGCAGGCAAGGATTTTCGGTCGGGACTAAAACAATGACGATAATGAAAAGCCAGAAAGCCCTTGGTGTCTATTAAATTCCTGACACCCTGTTCCTGAAAAGCCCCTACTGGCGACAAGTCTGGGATAGGACCGACTCCAACCAAGCCGGATGTGTCATTTAAGTCCTCTATTGGTATATCAGACATTGTTGCTTCTCCTCATTCGGTTTATCCAGTGCAATACTCCAACCATTTTGTCTTCCTGATATGGCCGTAAATCTAAATCTGGCGGCACGGATTGAATATGATGAAGCAGTTGGTTTTTCTGCACATAAGGATAAATAAAACCATAATACTCGTCCACACTCACATTATCTTCATGTAATGCTGCTTGTTCGGCACCTAAAGCAATCTGGTGAGATTCATTATAATTCAATCCTAATTTATCCATACAGTATTTCTCAACAGTCTCATGAATAATCAAATATTTAAAAATATCAACTTGGACTTTTTCAGTGGTGACAAAATATCTGGGCAGCTTGCGGTCTATGTAGATTGTATTCCCGTCTATACTGTAGCCAGCTGTGTAAGGAACGTCATAATCGGTATTAATTGTAAGTGTTGGCTTCCAAACGTCTAGAGATTTTTGTAACAGTTTCCCTGCCTGCATTTGAAGAGTCTTGATTAACTTTTTCATCTGGACAGTCTGTTCTGGCTTCCATTTTGTTTTATATTCATTAGGAAGTTTCACCAAACCACTGCCAGTTTTTTCATATTTTAACTTCGTTGTGGTTTCATCTCGATCCTGAAGGCCATGTTCATCTAGATGGCTTTCAAGAATTCGACTAAGACCGATCTGCTTATTCCCTAACTTATGTTTCTCAGAAAGATGATTCACTGTTTCCCATCTTGGATTTAACAGTGAATGAAAGAATCCTTCTTGATCTGCAACTCCATAGGTCGAAGCCTTTTTATGAAAATCCCGATATGTTGAATCCAGTTCTGAACCACTTATAGGTACCCCTAATTCCTTTAATCTCTCGTTCAAATCTATTAAAGGATGAGACGGCATAGCATTCTCTTTTGGCACTTCCTTATACCCAGCCTTTTTAGGCCGTTCTTTATAGGTTTTTAAAGCATGAACTGGAGGTGATTGATCCGTAGATAATCCAGACTGCTTAGCTTGATCTTCTGGTGTATCCATTGAAACGGTCTTAATATCTGGAAACTTATCACGCAAGGACTGGTGAACAACAGAGAATATTGCATGGTTAATGTCCTCATGGCCTCCAGATAATATTTCCTTTATTTTCTTTAGCTTTTCTGGCTCTAAATCAGAATACTCTTGAGGTAAATTACCTTCTTGTTTGGCTTTGGAAATAGCATCAACCAAATTCTGGCCGAGATCACTTTGAATCTCATCAATATGGGCATGTTCAGGATGGCTTAAATCCAATCGAGCCCAGCCTAACGTGTGTCCTTCTACTGGATGACCACTGTTTTTACTCATCTCATTAATACGCTGAAATGTATCCAGGACACCAGCTTCTTTCATCCTTTTCATCATGTCATTAGTGACGTTTACTTGAAACACATCTTGATTAACACTGGAATCATGCCGTTGTACTCCATTCCATTTATCAAAAGAGACGTTGTATTTAGTTTTTGGAAGGAGTTTTGTAGCCCTATCAACAGAATCAATAGACACATTCCCTTTATGGTCCTTTAAGTCTCCAGGAATGGCCAATCCTTGTTTCTCCAAATCTTTGTAAAATACTGCTGGTTGACCAGTGCTTTCAATAGCACCTTTTATTCTTTTCAGATAATCAACTTTAGGATTCACCTCTACAGAATGGGGGGAATGATCATGATAAGGTAATTGTTCATTGTACTGGTCTGGAAAATTGTGTTGATAAAATCTCTGAAGGTGTTGTTGTTTAAAATTACCATTCTTGGCAAAATCCAAAAGTTTATCTTCAGAAATATCTGGACTGTCTGCCATAACAGGCAAAGAAGCTCCTACTTTTTCGTTCTCTTGCCATTGGCCGTCAGTGGGTAAATAAGGTAAATGTCTATCCGCTAGATACTTAAACCCAGTACCCCAAGGACCGCCAAGCTTATTAGGGTCAATTCTTCCATATTTATTTACCAGATTATCTATCTTTTCTTGGACTAATTCTCTATTCGGGTTTGGATTTACTTCTAAAAATCCTCCCATATCTTGGTCTAACGCAAGCCGCTGTAAGTCTGGTTTCTTTATATCTCTAAACAAATCTGTAAAGCTATTCTGGTCTGAAAAGCCGTATTGAGCTTCAGGATTAGACAGAATTTCTCTCTGAATTTCTTCTTTTTGATGTTCATTTATAAAAGGATTTCCATACAGTCTGCCTAAGTGCTGGCCAAAAACAACAGGACTAAAGGCATCTTTGTTCTTCATTAAATTATTTGCGGTATGGTTTAAATTGTCTTTCTCTTTTTCAACAATAAAGGGCATGAATTTATCTTTTCTGTGCGAATACTCATCTTTGTTAATTCCATGATTGAGCATCCGAGTGTTCCAGTAAATTTTCTGCCAAAACTGGGGGGAACTAACTTTTTCAGTGTCCTTCATCTTCCTCGCCAGCTTTTCCATCTCAACTAATTGGTCAGGAGAGGCATGTTGCAATTTCTGCATGATCTTTTCTGGCTCAATATCCTGGAAAAAATTAGGATTCCATGGACCCTGCACGGAATGTAAATTTGAATAACCCATATCCAATAAATAATCGGCAACATCGTCTGGGCTTAGGTTTGTAGGGAATAAACGATCTGTGTGGCCTTTGGGAGCTAATTTGTAGGTAAAACTTCCAGGATCTTTTTCTCCCTCTGGATGGTCTTGAAAATTATTAGCTTTCCACTCTTGTAAATATTTAGAAACACTGTCTTGGTATTTTGGCATTTCCATAAACCCTTAAAAAATATAAGTTCTATTCTCCTTAATTCTATCAGGATTGTATTTCCAAGACGAATCCAGAAGTAAAGACCATAACCGAAAATGATGGGATTGACTTTTTTAATCCAAACGACAAATATTAAAGAAAAGCATAAATCAAAAGGTGGATCTCTTGATAAGAAGTACTGACGATATAATCCGCATTGATATAGTTAAATCATTATCTCATGCCATTTTTCCTGCTTGTGATGGTTCAATAGTCGCTGCCTCATCTGACCCTATTGAACATAAAGCAATCATGTTCAATCTCTTTAATGCCCCCTCGGATAAACATATTTGCATGGTCCTGCCTAGACAGAGACGCTCCCAAACACTAGCCGTTCTTTCTAATATTTCACAGACACAAAACTGGCAATTCCTAGACTGTGTAAACATAATTTATGAAAAAACAGTCCAGTCGAATGCCAGCAGTTTTGTCAGAAATTCCGAAACGGGTTATCTTTTTTATAAGGGTGACTTTCCAAATCTTGAAAAAACGCGATGGTTCAATCCTGATTATTCCAATGCAACTACCACTTGGAATCTCGCACCCCAACCCGAAGAGACTATCCGTAACAGCTCCTATCAGCGTTTCTGTTGGGAGATATTACTGTTGATAGTGACGCTGTGTCAGCCATTACATTACGGTCGCTTCGTGTATGGTTTGAATCCAGATGATGAGAATATTTTATATTTCGCATCATACCATCAAATTCCGATCCAACTATATACAGATAATCCTGAAAAAGCACAATCAATTATTAATAAATATGAAGAAATTAAAGCTAATTTAAATTTAAAAACAATTGCAGCACGAAGGAAGAAAAAAATCGATGCAGCGGATCGAGGTGTGAATGAAAGTTATTAATATAGGAACAGAAGCACGAAACAAGGCTGTAGATGCCTTAAATTTCATAGCCAAAGCAGTCGGAACGACTCTTGGTCCAAAAGGGCTGTCTTTTATCATCGAAAGAAACAACCATATGGACGGAAAGCCGACATCTGTCATCACTAAGGATGGAATAAGCGTTTTAAAAAGTTTCGACTTCACTGACCCAATTGAACATGCCGTCCACAGTTTTTGTGTTCAGGCTTCAAGCCATACGGTCTATGCTGCGGGCGACGGTCCTATGCCCTTGTGGAGTAAAATTCTGACTCCTAATGGATTTATTGAAATGAAAGATGTCTGTGTAGGCCAGGAAATCTGCGGAACGAACGGAAGCATACAGAAAATTCTTGGTGTTTTCCCTAAAGGAGAAAAAGAGATATACGAGGTTGCATTTTCGAATAAAAGGATCGTTGAGTGCTGTGAAGATCATTTATGGACTGTAACCAATACATCTCGGCAATGTCGTTTGGAAACAAAACCAACAAAAGAATTGCAAAAGGATTATGTCACTTACCGGAATAATAAAAAGATAAGCAAATATTACACCCCCAGAACATTTGTAGAATTTACAAACAATGAAGAAAATTTACCATTAGATGCAGCAATTCATTCCACAAAATCTATACCCAAAGCCTATCTTTATTCATCTCTGCAAAACCGAATCAAACTGTTTCAATCACTTATTAATACAGCCGGTCATATAAAGAAGCGAGGAACAATGGAATTCAGCAGTGTAAGTGAACAACTCGCTAATGATTTTGTTGAATTGTGTAGAAGTTTAGGAAAAACCGCCAATATTGTAAAGATAGAGAAGAAAACAGGAGATTTATACTATAAAGTCCATGTTACAAAAGGACCGAAATATGGAAATAAAATCGAAAGAATCACTGCGACAGGAAAAACAACTCAAATGCAGTGTATTAAAGTCAGTAATCCTGATAATTTGTATATAACAGATAATTACATAGCCACACATAATACGACTTCAACGATTGTTTTGGCCTCTGCTATTGCCCAGGAGATTTTAAAAGCGGCACCTGACCAGCCACAATCCTTCGCCCGAGAAATTCAAAAACAAGCCCAGGCTGCAATTAAGGCAATTAAAGCAGAGGCGGACTGTTCATCTAGTCTGGCCGCGACGGTAGCCTACACTGCCAGTAATGGTGACCAGGAAATGGTGGATTGGACTATGAAGACAGTGGAGGAGAATCCTGTTTTTGGTTCGATTATCATTGAGCGCAATCCAGCAACCCAAGATCGGTATCAACTCATAAAGCAAGACGGACTGACTGGAGGTCGAGGATATGGCCAGCATCTCCAATTTGCTCATTCCTTTAGTGACAAGACCAGTGAGAACGCTCCTTTTGAAATCACCAGCCCTTACATTCTCCTTTATGACGGGGATCTTATTTCTCAGAGCCAAATAGCGCCAATTTTGAATAAACTCAGCATTGTCCTTCCTAAACCTTGGACTTTAGTTATTGTTGCATATGAGATAGGTCAAGAGGTTGCCAATTTATTAGCTCAGGTCAATTTACAACAGAAGGACGTAAAAATTTGGGCAAGTTCGATAAGACTCACAGCGGAGTTAAATTCAGGCTGGCACAAACTTAAAGATATTGGAGCTTTTTGTGGGACATCTCCAATTAATGCCGGTTCCGGTTGCAGTACTGAAAATATAAAATCTGTACTTGGGGTTTGCTCAAAAGTACAGGTGACTCCAGAAAAAACACTTTTTATTGGACGTAGTAGTAATCATTGGATTCCCAAGCGAGCTTTGCAAAATGACAATGGTGTGGAAAATGCGGTCACTGAATTGGATAAAGAACGAATCAGAGAACGTAATGCTGAACTGGTGAGCGGTCTTATTAAGCTTGTCGTCGGAGGAGGCCATTTAGCTGGCATAGGCGAACGTGCAGATCGCTGTGATGATGCAATTAAAGCCGCTCAAGCTTGTCTTCGAAACGGTGCATTACCTGGTTGTGGGTCTGCTTTTATTCGTGCCGGGGATCTTGCCGGTGTTGGACCAGAATTAAAGAGAGCTTTTAGAGTTATTCATGAGCAGATCATGGACAATTACGGTCACCAAGCAAAAGATCAATTCAAAAAAGACGAAACAATTGCAATCACAGATTCGGGAATTGTCACAGGTGATTTTAGACTCTTGCGGGTAGCAGATTCGTATGACACAATAGCGTCAGTAATAAAAAATGCAGTTGAACTAGGTGTTTTGTTCGCTACTCTTGGCGGTTATTCGCTCACTGGAGATTTACATGAGTTGGAAAACCTGCAAAGGGTCAAATCAATTATGGGGTAAGAGAGATATGGATTTTGTACAATTGGAAAACATTCGTAGTGTAGTAATTTTGGACCAGAAAAAGAACCGCAGAACCTATAATCTCGAGTTTGGCGGAAAAGGTGTGGGCATTATTGAATGGCAGGCACACATAAAGGCCAGAAAAAACTTTCTCTGTCATGTCATTTCAATGGAGTTACCGCCGTCAGTGGCATACCAAGATACATATGATCGTCTTTTAAGAAACGAAACGGTTATCTTCCAGTTAGGTATTTCCAGTGATTATGTGGACGCTTTGAGGGATTTAAAACCGTATCACTTTGTCATCAATGGCATCTTCAGGGACAAGAAAACAGGTGCGGCCAACATGGAACTGCAATTAGCGGATATCCCAGAAAATCCAGCCATTGAAACCTGCTTTAAGTATCTTAAATACACTATCAACCTATTAAATAATAAAGCATTTTTGAGGATAAAATAGTGCTTAAAAAATGGAGATGCCAGCATTGCGGGAGGGTGCTTTTAGGGTTTGAGGAGGATATAATAAGAGGAGCCCTCGATTGTACTTCCGAGCTGATTCCTCCGCGAACTTCACAGCAGGTTCACAACTGTTGTTTCGTGCCAGCTCTCACCGACCAGTTTCCTCAAACTTTACACGGGGAAACTGGTTTTTTTACCGAAGGAACATCATTAGATTCGACAAATACAATCCATGATTACTGTTCCCGCTTAACTGACGAGGCTGAAGAAGCTAAAGAACTCAATGCTTATTTAGAAGCGCGTCGGAATTCTTGATTTTTTTCACAGCCTCTTGAAATATCTCAGCCATCATTTATCCTTTTCTATAAATAAAGATAAGGACACCACTTCATGAAATTCAGTCATAAAAACTTGCAAGCCATCATAATGCGCTTAATCCGTGAACCATTTTTGATAGAAAAATTTTTCGCCAATTTACATTCCGAGGATTTTGTTAATGGACAACAAGACATTAAAAAACAAGCTCTTGGTCGATTAGTTGATGTCCTACTTTCATATTATCGTGAAAATAATTTAGATCGTCTTAATATCGACTCTTTTCATGCAAGATTACAATTATATGCGGATGGGGAAGTCAATGATGAAGCACGAAATCAGTTTGATGAAATGCTGGCAGACAATGAAATCTTAGACTCATCTAAAAATGATGGCATTCTTGAAGTCTTTCTTGAGCTGATCCAACGCAATATGACACAACGCTGGTTTGCCGATTTTAAAGTCCAATTTGCTAGGAATGAAATGTCGAGTGCCATAGTGAAGGGACGTGAGTTCTTTGAAAAGCTGGAACTGGTCAAAATTAAAGACGAAGTTGACTTTGATTATGCAGAAATTAATGAACTTTTTTCTGAACAGTCTGATCCTACAAAGTCTCTCGCTACTGGCTTGCCGGATATTGATAACAGTTTGTGTGGAGGAATGGAACCCAGTACATTGACGATTTGGGTGGCAATCAGTGGAGGAGGAAAAAGTATGACTACTTCCCATTGTGTCCAAGCTTGTATTCGCCAGCAAAAATATGCCCATGTGACCGTTGTAGAGGACCGTAAAAAGACTTTTCTCCCTCGCGTATTGTCAGGACTGTGTGGGATTCCGGCAAAGCGACTGAGGAAAGAATTTAACACTCTCACTCCAGAAGAAAAGAAACAGTTTGATCATGCTGTGGCTTGTATGAAAAAATTTATCAAAATAGATTTCCTTTATGACACATCCGTTTCTGAAGTGCATCAAAGAAAGTTGGCTTGGAGACGTTATTGCCAACTTCATAATTTACCACTGCCGGAAGTCGATATTTTAGACTATTCTGGCCATATAGCTTGTACTGCCAATGGAGACAAAACCCATGAAAAATACCTCGCAGCTTACACAGCACGAAAAAATTATTGCTTAAAATATGGTGTTATCGGTATTGATTTTGCCCAAGTCAATCGTGCCGGTGCCCAAAAAGTCGATGACGTAATCACTATGGCTGATCTGGCTTCCTCTTTTGACTTAGCTAGGGTTTGCGATAACATTTTTACCATTAATAGAAATGATGAGCAAAAACAAAAAAATGAAGCGGTTATTTACATTGGGAAGATCCGTGATGGTGACATAAGCGGAAACAAATATGCGGTTGAAACAGACTTTGATTACGGACGCTACAATTTTGGCTTTGCAATTAATTTAAGCCAAGTCACACCTTCAAGTACAGGGAGAAAATGAATGAAATGCAGATCAGGATTCGTTAGTAATTCTAGTTCGTCAAGTTTTATTATTGGCAGTAAAGTCCCATTGACCGAAGAGTTATTATTAAAACATTTTGGAGTTAAAGAAGGCTCCTTAATGTATCCTTTTGCTATTAAAACCGCAAAATGGATTGTTGAATACGCTGAACATCACACACTAAAAGATTACTTAATGGATATGGGCTTTAATGATTTGCCAAAAGATGTGGCTGGTATTTTTGACAAAGGAATGAAACTTTATATTGCATGGGCGCATAGTGACAGTCATGATAACTCTATAGAAGCGGCATTGTGCGATTTGGATTTTCATTATGAGAGTGATGAGTTGATAATTGAAAAGGAAGGTGGCTACTGATGGATTTAGAATTACAGATGGCACTTAAGAGAAAATATCCTTTATTCCTTAAAGGATTGTTTGATAATATTGCCGCACCAAAAGAACCGATCTCCATGTTTGGAATAGAATGTGGTGAAGGCTGGTTTGGTATTATTGATGAATTGGGCAGCAAGATAGAACCACTTATCAAAAAATTTATTACTGCCAACACTGAAGAATGTGGTCCTGGGATTCCTCATGTTTTTGACCCTACTGGCTTTCCTCGCGCTCTTCAAATAAAAGAAAAGTTTGCACAAATCCGCATATATATGTCTGCAACTGAGGAAATGTATAAGTATATTACAGAAGCAGAAGAAAAATCCGCGACCGTCTGTGAAACCTGTGGAAAACCAGGAAAGACAAGAGGAAAAAACTGGGTTTATACTGCTTGTGAGGAGTGTTGTCATGAACGAGACAGAACTATTAAAAATGCTGACATTACTTTTAATCGATGAAACCAAGAAAAACTATCGACTGAAAGAACTATTTAAAGAAGAAACTGGAAAAGAATTTAATGAAAATGAAGATGAAAAAGAATTTAATAACTAGAGATTTTGTTGTAAATCTCCATAATTTTACTGTCCGTAATTGGATAAAAGTCATGTGCGTCAACTCCAACATTAATGGCTGGATGTAAAGTCCGTTTCCGTCGTACTAGTCTATTACGGCCTTCTTCAGTCAAAATAGTCCCTGCCGCACAATAGCGCCATTTTTCATGAACATGTCCACAAAGGATAGGGGAATCGAATAAAGCGTCTAAGGGAGCATGAGTGACCACAAAGTTAACGCCATCAATATCAACAAGACCGCCTTCGTGAATTGTGAGTTTATCCACCAGATTACTGATACAACCGCCAGTTTTCAACTCTCTCAGTATTTTTTTCTTATCATCATGGTTCCCCAGTATCCAATCAAACTTTGCAAAATTAAGTCTATTTAGGATTGCCAGTTTTTTCCAGTCCAGCGAAAAATCTCCAAGGAACCAGACTGTATCGCCAAGTGTTAAAACGCTATTCCAGCGCCGAATGAGTTCTTCATCCATTTCTTCTGTTGATGAAAACGGCCTTCCAGTATATTCAATAATGTTTTTATGTCCAAAGTGTAAGTCAGAAGTCCAAAACCTCATATGCATATCTCCTTTACATCAAATATAGAAAAATTCTACCCTCTTGTAAATAGAAAAAACCTAGCTTATCCTTAAGTTTATAAAATAACTTGAATTTAAGAGGCAAAGACTTATGGGAAAAATCATGGTGGTTGGTGATTTGCATTTTAAGGCCAATAATTTAGTTGAAGGACGTGCTTTGGTTAGTGCTCTAAGCAAGGCAGCATATGCCATTAATCCGTCTGTCATAGTCTTTCTAGGCGATATTTTAGACAACCACGCAACCATTCACAGTCAAGCTTTCAATTTAATCTATACATTATTAAAAAGTTTACCTTCCAACTCAATAATAATTATGTTAATTGGCAATCATGACTATATCAATAATTCACAGTGCTGTTCAGAAGAGCATCCATTTAATGTCTTTAAACAGTGGAAAAACGTAATGGTAATAGACAGACCGACGATTATTGACGACTATATTTATATGCCCTATGTTCCGGTTGGTAAATTTGACGAGTTTGCAAAAGGTAAAATCCAAGATTACAAAGGCATAAAGGCTATCTTTTGTCACCAAGAATTTCTGGGCTCGGTTAAAGAGAATGTAGGTGATGTATGGCCAGAGACTAATCCTTTAATTATTAGCGGTCATATCCATACAAAGCGTTGGCTTCAATCCAATATTTTTTATCCCGGCTCTCCAATACAACATACCTTTGCGGAAGATCCAGACAAGACTTTTTTGATTATGGATAGTAATGATTTACAAATGGAGTTTCGAACCCTAGATTTACCTAAAAAACACACACTGGAAATCGATTTGGATTCCATTGAAACATTAGCTCTTCCTGATGGCCATATAAGACTTAAGGTTCGTTGCAGTTACACAGGCTGGGCTGCATTTCGCAAAACAAAGAAGTACAAAGAATTAACTGCCAGCAAAGTCAAAGTCATTCCTGTGGCAATTACGGACGACACTCACTTGAAAACAATGGCCAAAAAGCGTGTTACTTACATTGATTCTCTTACTGAATATGCGAATCAGGCTGGCGGTTTTGTATTGGAAGCTTTTAAGGAGATTATGATCCCGTGAAAATTGTATTCAAAAACTTTAGACAACACACCGATAGAGAATTCATACTACCAGACAAAGGACTTATCCTTATAAATGGGAAAAGTGGAGCAGGCAAAACGACTATCCTAAAAGGCATACAACAAGCCTTTTACGACTCGGTTAAAAAGCCATATACGTTTGGACTTAAAACCTGTTCAGTCACGCTAGAAATGAATAATTTGACCATTTACAGACAAAAAGGGCCGAGCAAGCTGGTAGTGAATGGATTTGAGGACGCAACAGCCCAAAGCACTATTTATTCCATTTTGAATATGACTGAACCAGAGTTTATGGCCAGTAGTTATATTCAACAAAAAATGGAAAGTTCGTTGTTGACATTATCTCCGGCAGACCAGCTCTCTTTTATCGAAAAACTAGCTTTTGGTGAAAACAGTCCGGATATTATGAAAAGTAAAATATCTGAAATGATTGCCGCTCGGAAAGAAACACTTGGTGCTGTAACCAATAATATGACCTTTTATGATTCACTAATAGAAGGCGAAAAGATAAAAATTGATGAAGATATGACTCGCCTTTCTCCAAAAAAAGAAGTAGATTTAGACAAATTTAATGAAGACAGAGAAAGATATTATTCAGTCAAAAATAAAAAAGAGAACGCTATTGAAACTCTTGGAAAGTTAAATTTAGAAAAGGCTGATCCACGATATGAGATATTACGTAAGTTTGATCAGGCAAAAAAACACCTAGACAGTATCGAAAAAAATGAAAACGAAAGAATCTCTTCCTTAAAAGAAACATTAAATTGTATTGGTCAAGTATGGCAATTTGAAAGCCAAGAAATAGCGCAGGAAAAACAAGCTCAGTTTAGAGATTACCCTATCCTTATAAATCTTTGGTCTGAAATAGAACGACACAAAGAACGACTATTTTCAGCTAAAGAGTCTTATCAACTACGGAAATCTCAAATTGAATCGGAACTGAATTCCATAACGGACATTGATTGTGAAAATATAGAAAAACAGATCCATGACTTTTCTAAACAACTGGAATGGATAAAAGCTAAAAATGAATTAGCTAGAGGAACCTGTCTTCTTACTGACAGATTTTTTATCTTTCCTAGCACTGAATCACTTACCTCAAGGCTTAAAACAATTAAAGAACATCTTGAGGTTGAGATCGAAAACTGTAAAAGACAACAAAAAACTCTCGAAGATGAAATCGCCAGTTATCAAGAACATCTAGTCATTTTAAAACAATCAGATAAAGTTCTGGATTGTCCTTATTGTCAGAAAAAAGTTGTGTTATTCAATGGGAAACTCGGTAAAAATATAGAAAACATTGAAAAGGATTGGCAGGAGACTGATCTCCATATTCATATGCATAAAGTCCTTTTAAAAGCCAGTGAAGAAAAAATCTTTACTTATAAAAATGACTGGGCAATGTGTTGTTCATTCATGGATCAAATAAAAAACTTCCCAAAAAAACCAATAAATAATACAACAAATGAAAAAGACTGTCTAGAAATAATCAAGAAACTCGAATCAGAATTAAAACAAAGTGAGGAAAATAAACATCATAAAATTGATCTCCAGAATAGACTTGCACAATGTAAAACCGATAATTTAATGGAACGAATTGGAGAAGAGATTGAACTTAAACAAAAAGAAGCTAAAAGATTTCTTGATATGTGGCCGTGTTTTGAATTTTGGCCGAAAGATTTCATCACCAAAGAGTATTGCAGACAACAGCTTCAAGATATATCCCAATATATAAAACTTAATCTGGAAAAAGAGACAGAAATATGCACCATTCAAAAACAAATCAATACAGAATCTAAGACACTCCTGGATGCAAAAAAAGAAGTAAATAGACTCCAAAATGAAGTCTCCTCTTTCCAAGGAATGTTAAAAAATATTGAAGAAATTGACCATGACATTAAGAATCAACAAGAGTTAGTGGGTCAGTATAGTGAAACATTAAGTATGTTAAAACCGATTGTCGATGATTATAGTGAATGGGAAAAAGAAGAAGAACAAAGAAAAGAAATACTCAAAGAAATTGAAAGACATGAAAAACAAATCCAAAATTATGTTGACCAAAAAAATAGAGCCAAAGAGGAAGAAAAAGCTGCACAGACAAAACTGGAAGCGGCGATGAAGTTAAAACAGATTTCCGAAAAGGCTCAAATGGAATCCGTGGCCAATACAGTCAATAGCATTAATATCGCAGCAAAAGACTTCCTAGATTTACTCTTTCCTGACGAACCCTGTAGCGTTTTTCTTCAGCCGTTCAAACAGACAAAAGATACCTCAATAAAGGATAAGTTTTCCATTTCTATTAAATATAAAGGCTGCGAATATGGTGACATTAATGAAATTTCTGGAGGAGAATATGACCGAATAGTACTGGCCTATCAGTTGGCTCTAAACAGCTTTTACAATTCTCCCATCTTGATGCTGGACGAAGCTTTTTCCGCAGTGGAGGATGAACTGTTTGTCTTAGCTATGGATGCATTAAAGGTTATCGCACAAAACAAACTGATCCTTGTCGTTTCTCACGGTGCAAACCAAGGCATTTTTGACGAGGTAATTGAAGTTTAATCTGGAATATCTTCAGGTTCATGCTTTTCTCTTTGGAGCTGATGGCAGGATTCGAACCTGCGGTGTTGTGTTTCTGATTACAAATCAGATCCGTTCGACCATCTACGGTAACATCAGCCAATAACAACATTATAAAAGAAAATCAAGAAATCACCGGAATAAAGGCTTGTTGTTCCTTGTTCCATTCCCACAATATAGCTTACCCTACTATATAACTCTTCGAACAAATTTGGAAAAACTTAACCCCTATTGAAAAAAGACATGACTGCCTTTACAGTGATAGAAACAATATATCCCAAAGAGGTTATGTATATATGACCAAGTTCGCACCTCTAGCCTGTGGTTTTCATGCCCATAGTCACTTTTCCCTTGATGGTGGCTCGACAGTCCAAAAGCTCGTGAAACGCGCCAAACAGCTTGGAAGGACGGCAATGAACCTTACAGATCACGGCAACATGAATGGCTTAGCTGATCTTCATATGTGTTGCGCTAAGGAAGAGGGTATCAAAGCCATTCATGGTATAGAACTTTATGTCATAAACGATCAATGGTTTCCATCTAAAGTCGGTAAAGATAATAAGCAAAGACAGCAACATAAACACCTTACCTGCCATTTTTTAGACCAAACAGCTTACGCGTGGTTCTGCGGGAAGTCAGTCGATATGGAGAGAAGAGCTGTCACTGTCTTCGGAGAGCGCAAGCAAATCCTCTACTGGCATGAATTGCTGGAAATTGCCGACCATATCGTTTTAGGATCTGGTTGTCTCGGTTCCTTTGTGATGTCCGCCGTAAGGGATGGTAATTTGGAACTTGCCGAACGGATATATTGCGAGCTACGAAGTGCAGTAAAGCCAGGACGGTTTTTTGCAGAGATATTTCCCCACCAGCTTACCGAAACATGGCAAAAACCAGAATACGATAAAGACAAAAAGAAAATCATCAAATCTGGCTATTTCAAATCGAATGAAATATGCGGTCATGCACCTTTGGACGTAATGAAAAGTCCGAATGAATTTATTATCAGCTTAGCAACCAAATATGGCGATCCTATAGTGTGCAGTGAGGATTGTGTGGAAGCAGGAACATTTATAAGAACACCTTATGGTATGAAAAAAATAGAACATATATTGCCAGGAGAATATGTATTAACTCATAAAGGAAGATATAGGAAAGTATTAAAAACCAGAGGAGTATTATCAGAAAAAAGAAAAGTAGAAATTAGCATGGATGGTTTTAATACACTTACCTTAACAGAAGATCATTTGGTTTTTTCAAAAAAAACTTTAAATCAATGGTCGCCTTTTGAAAAAGCAAGACAGGAGAAATGGATAAAATCTTCTGACTTAAAAAAAGGTGACTTTGTGTTTATTCCTAAATCAACGCATTTTGGGTTTAATGTTGTTACAAAAATAGACATGCTTCAGTATTTTCATCATAATTATCGTAGATTACAAACCACACAAAACAGTATTTCATATGAAAATAGAGGAAAAAAAATAATTATAGACAGATTTATCGATCTTGATGAAGAACTTTGTTTTATCATCGGATTGTTTCTTGGGGACGGTAACGCACATAACAACCTCATTAGTTTTGCATTTGATACAGAAACATATGCTTTAATGGCACCAAAAATAATTAAATATTGTATTAAACTTCATCTATCTTATGACGAAAAGCATGAAGAAAACCACTCAATAATTAGAATAATCAATACAGCTTTTGCAAAATTCTTTCGAGATAGTTTTTATAAACACAAAGAAAAGTCTATTCCTTGGTGGATATGGGAGACGAACCTAAAGAATAAATTAAAAGTCATCGAAGGAATATGCTGGTCGGATGGAGGAGATAGAAACGGAACAGAAACAGCGTTCAATGGAGTTACTATTGGAGTAAATAATATTATTATACCGTCTTTTGTGAAAGAAGTAATGGCTCAAAACAATATATATTCTTCTTTTTCATCAAGAAAAACCAATGGTTCTACCTCTTTAACACATACAGTAAATGTACTAAGAGAAATAGCATCAGTTTGTTCTTTATGGGGAACTCCAGAAGAAAGAAAAGTTAATAAACGATACGAAACTCAAACAGGCTGGTGGATTAGAATAGAAAATATAGGATTTTGCTGTTCTAATAACTCTTTTTACGATCTCGAAGTAGAAGAAGATCATTCTTTTGCTACCGAATCAATTGCAGTTCATAACTGCCACGTAAGTACACCAGAAGAATGGAGCACGCAAAACATCAAGATGGGAAGAGGTGCTGATGCCTGGAGATTTAGTATTCCTTATGCCATGAATGACACGGACTTCTGGGCAGACCATTTAAAAAAACAATTGGGAGAAAATCTAATTACAGACCGCTTTATTGAAAAAATGGTTGATAACTCCCACAGGTTTGTTGATCTGTTTCAAGACTATAAGTTTAGTACATATAAAGATAAATGGATTCTTCCCACAACAGAAATAGTTTTCAAAGACCAATACAAAGGCTTATCCAATAAACAAATTTTAAAGAAAATGATTGTTGAATTCGGTCGTATGCCTCCTAAGTCTAACCCAAGATTTAAAGAATATATGGATAGACTTACATATGAAGTTAACGTCTTATCCGATAATGGACAGCTTGATTTACTTCCCTATTTTTTTGTTCTTGCTGATCTGGTCAAATGGGCAAAGGCCAATAACAGAATATGCCAAGCAAGAGGAAGTGCTGGCGGAAGTTTGGTCGCCTACCTGCTAGGAATTACCGTAACAGACCCTATTGAATGGGACTTACAATTTGAGAGGTTTTTAACCCTAGGACGATTACTGGCAGGAACACTACCAGATATTGACGTAGACTTTTGTGTAAAAGATGTGGTTTTTCAACGATTGAAAGAAAAGTATGGTGATAAATTATCAAAAATAAGCATCAACACTCTCATGAAAGTGAAGTCTTCTATCCGTGATGTTGAGAGAGTAGAAAGAGGAGAAGTTTCTGATACAACTGAAGCAATGTGTCGCAAAATACCAGCCATTCCCCAAGGTATCGAACCTATCAAGTGGCTTAATGGATATGAAGATAAAGATACTGGAGTCTGGATTCCTGGTTACATTGAGGATAAGAGTGAAACTGCAAATAGACTACGGGAATATATAAAGAATGAGCCTAAATTATGGGGAGAAGTGCAAGCCTGTCTTGGAATTGTACGACAGAAAAGTTGTCATGCATGTGCGCTTATATTAGCCGATGATTCTGTTTCAAAATATACTCCACTCACTATTATCGGAGATGAATTGGTCACTGGATTTTGTCCAAAAGGCTGTGAATATAAGGGGCTTATTAAGTTTGATATGCTTGGAGTTTCAACTCTTGAAGCTTGTCGGATTGCCATAAATAGCATCTTTGAACAGACTGGAGAGAAACTTGAATGGAAAGAATTTCCCCATGATCCTGATGTTTATGAGTACATTATTGGACATAAATTACTCCAAGGTATTTTTCAGATCGGCACTGATACCATGCGCCCTTATGTCCTATCTTTAAAGCCAAAAAACATCAAGGACTTATGTAATGTCATCGCGCTTGTCCGACCAGGTACGCTTGACGCTCCGATTAAAATTTCAGACAAAGAAACACTAACCGCAGCAGATTTCTTTATCCAATGTGAACAAAAAAAACGATCTCCAAGCTATATCCATCCAGACTTGAAACCGATTTTATCAAGCACTAATGGCATTAATCTTTATCAAGAACAGACATTAAGGATATTCCGTGACCTTGGTGGCATGACTTATGAACAAGCCGAAGTGACTAGACGTGCTATCGGTAAAAAGATTAAGGAGTTACTTGCTCAGGAATTAAATAAATTAAAATCTTATATTAAACTTTCACGTAAGAACTGGTCTGATGATCAAATTGAAGAACTAGCAGAGATGATTATTGCTAGTTCACGATATAGCTTTAATAAATGTTTTTCTGGAAAAGAAAAACTTCACAGAGCTATTGGAAAACATAGAACATTAACTATATCTGAAATGTATAAAACTATGCATGATTCATCTTGGGCAGAACAAAACGATCATGAAGATTTAAATAATAAATACAGACGTTTAGGGTATGGGAAAGCATGGAGTCTTAATGATGATAATAGAATTCGTAAAAATAATATAGTAGATATTCGACATGAAGGACGAAAATACGTTTTCAAAATAACAACAGAGAAAAACAGAAGCGTTACTTGTACATGGAATCATAAATTTCCTACGCCTAATGGCGAAAGAAAACTTTTCGAACTTATTGTCGGAGATGAATTATTTGTAAATGATGGATACAAACAAGAATATCTTATAAAATATAATTTATATAAAAATGGTTTTAAATCTAATTTACCAACAAAAGGACAATGTGGTTTTCAAAAAAAACCTGTAGGAAATTCGGTAATTTTTGATCAAATTAAAGAATTAAAAACCAGAACACTAACTAAATGTGAAATATGTGGAGAAGTATTAAAAGGTCGCAAAGAAATACATCATAATGATGGCGATCGTTCTAATAATAATCCATCAAATTTAGTTCTTTGTTGTGTTTCTTGCCATAAGAAAGCCCATTATGCAAAAGGAAGAACCAAACAAGGAGAAAAAGGGCTTTTTTGTGCAACAGAGAAAATAATCTCCATTGAATTTATGGGCTTGGAAGATGTGTTCGATATTGAGATGGACGATCCTTTCCATACTATTGTCATGGAGTCTGGGATCGTAGCCAGTAACAGTCACGCTGCCGCTTGTGCAGTCGTAGCTTACAATTGCATGTGGTTAAAATATTTCTATCCGTTACATTTTTACCGTGGCCTTTTAACCATAAATAATGACGATCACGACGAAATAAGAGAAATTTTAAAGGAAGCGGGAGAAATTGTATTATCTCCAGACGTTATCAAATCGCACCCAACCGAATGGCTAATTGAAGGGGAAAAAATCAGATCACCTCTTACACTTATAAAGGGAGTCGGGACAGTCACAGCAACCGACCTCAAGAAATTCATCTCGGATGGAATAAATGGACTAGAACTCAAACCGCAAAAAATTAAAACCAAAAAGGAGAGTGTCGATGCTGGAATGGCATGATTTTTTAACGAATATCAAGGCTTACAAGAAAGGCTATAAAGCAGGGCAATTAAGGATGGACTATGGGACTCTTTCGACTCTCCTTTATGCTGGTGCGTTCGATTCGATGTTCGGTCGTGATCTACAATTGAAAGACATCGAAGAAGCCGCACTCAACCTTAAACTTGCTCTCGGCAGTGAAGCTGAACCTAAAGAAGCCAAGAAAAACGAAATGTTTGGAATTGCCGATATTGACAGCCAGATTCGTCTTTTATTATGGAGAAACCAAAACTTACCGACTACAAGGTTTGAATTAGCGCGTCACTTCAAGAATGCTCTGACACAACTAGGACTGAGAGAAAATATTGGCAATCTTAACTCGCCCTTCAAAAATGATACTCAGGATTTATGGTTAAGCTGGAATCAAGTTGCTACAGACCAACGAATACATCGCGTTTATATGCAAAAAGAAGCCCCTAAAAAACCAAGTTTTGTCGGTATGATTGAAGAAGTTAATCCATTCACTTATGGCCAAGAAAAGGAAGCCATTCGGTTTAAACTCTTTACTGGCATCGATTATGTTCCAACGGTGATATGGCCAAAAGGAAAAAATACAAAGATCGAATCTTATTTAAAAAAGGATATCGTCAAGAAACAGTATGGGCTTGCAGTTGTACGTCTGGCATCATATCATAATGAGATAACAGCAAGCCTCTATAGTTGGAACACCATTAGGGTTTAAGAATAGTGACGATCTCTATTGATAAAGACACATTGAAACTCATTTTCATGGCAATCAGAAATTCCTTTAAACGGTCTAAAAGATACATGGATGCCGTCAATATTTACTTATCCAAATCGACTGGACCACGAGGAGGAGCGCGTTTTCGTTGTGCTCTTTGTGGTGACATATTTGAGAAAAAAGATATAGAAATGGATCATCATCCAGAACCTGTAGTACCATTGACAAAACGATGGTATGAATTGAGTGTCCAAGACTATTATGAAAGAGTTTTCTATCTGAATACTCGTTTACTTTGCAAATGGTGCCATAAACAACATACCAAGAAACAGAACAAACAAAGGAGAAATCAGTAATTATGTCTATTTATTATGATCGACCATTTCAAGTGTCCAGATGGATAATGGCCAATGGATTAACCGAAAAACAGAAAGACGTATTAACCAAAACGATGCCAAAAAAAGGTGTGACTTTTATGCCTTGGCCAGCTAAGTTTTATAAGGATGAAGTCTTCAAATATAAAGACCAAGGCTATGCAGAAGCGATTCAAACTCCGCCTTATTTTTTAGATATGAATTCGCTTGGCATAAGAGCCGCTATGTCACTTCTGAAAAAATATAATGAACAAGCCCAACTGTCAGGCAAGCCAATGTATCACCGTTTTGTCAATAATCGCATCGAAAAAGATGAAGACTATGAGAAAATGATGAACGAAATGCTGGCACTAAATGATGATATTACCTTGTCTCAAATTTTTAACTTAGCTGAAAAGGAAAATGAAATCTACCTTTCCTTCGATGCTTATCTACCTGTTATTCAAAAGCTGGCAAAGGAAATTGTAACAGTCGGAAATGGAGATTCATTCAATGTAAACATCACTGACAAGCCACAAAAAGAGCTGTTGATTGCTTTTTCCTCTTTATTTAAGCCTGCATAATTTTTTACC